TATTTTTTGTCCTTTCTTTTCAAGACGCTTTCTTTTTGATTCTGTGGCAGTAAGATCTTTATACTCTTCCGGCGTGAGGAATTTAACGAAAGGCGGCTTCTCCGAGAAGTAGGGAGTGTCGTTTTTGTTTTCTGAATACAATGCATAAACTTCAACTTGTTCTTTCCAATTTACTTTATAAGTGTCTACTTGGTGTGAGTACAAATAATCATTGCCACTATACCAACCCGATGGACTACCATCTGGGAAGTTTGTAAGATTTGTTCTGTACCACGCATCTTGTGAAAACATTGGAAACTCGCTTCTTAATGTTTCTAAGTTTTCTTCTGTTATGTCTGCTCCGTAATATTGAATAACTTGTCCTATTGACATTGGACTATATTCTACTATCCAATCTAGTTCGTGTAAATACTTTGCTGCTTCGTTTGCTTGATACCAAAGATATTCAGGTCTTATCAATCTAACTTCGGGCTCAGATAATCCAGGTTCCCAGTCGCAATACCAAACAGGCTCACCAGTAATCATCATTTCCTCAAAGAAGTTATTCATCAGGTGTCGTAACCTTTTGCTATCTACAAACTCTTCTAACGCTTGTGAACAAAGCTTTTCCTCAAACTCTTTATGTGAATACTGATAATATTCTCTGATTCTTCTTACTTCTTCACTTGTTATTACAATATCATTCTGTAGTAAGTTTTGCAAATGCTCTAACTCAACTTGCATCTGAATAATCATCTGTTGCGCCTGCGGGTCCTGAGCTAACTGCTGCATCATTTGCTGTTGCATTTGAAGCAAAGCTTGATTGGTAGCATTTATAAGTTGGTTCTGCTTTATCTTTTGCAGTTGCTTATCTAAGATGTCATTCTTAATGTTTTCTAGTTTCTTACCAACTATTTCATCTGTCATTCCAATTACTTTGGTAACAACAGGTCTTGACATTTCTTCAGATATAAGTGCTTGTAGCTTTGGTCTTACTATTGGAATGTTACGCACCCGGGCAGGCATTTCAAGAGTAATAATATCATCTATTCCAGATTGACTGTCATGAACTTGCTTGTCTATCTTATTGTACAGATAACCAAACCTTGCATCATCAAGTTCGTTATTCCAAAGAGCGCGGCAATAAGTTATTTTGTCCATACGAGAACGGACAGAAGTGCTTTCAAGTGGAACATTCATTTGAAGCCCACCATCTCTATGATTCTGCTCTATATAGCTATCCATTAAAGACTTAGCATATTTTTCTTGCTCGTCTTTTGGTAAGCTTTCTAATGGCACTGGATAAAACTCTCCGTATATCATACTCTTTGTAATCTGCCGTTTCTTTTCATATATCCTGTAAACATAACACTATTTGTTGACTCTACCACCTTATCATAACCTTTTTTTATGTCATCTAGTATACCTTCGTATGCTAACATAACTGATATGGTAATGTCGCAGTTATGATCTCTAGAACGAAAGTCTCTTAGTTTTTGAACTATTACAAGGTCATATATATTGTCTGCGTAATCTTCTACATAAGATGAAAAGTGTTCAATCCATACTGGTTTAGTATTAGGGTCAACACCAAATCTATTATTTACTTTACTATCCTTTATTGTAGCATAAGCTATTTCAGGCCTTTCTTTTAGCAAATGGTCAAAGTCATTATTCTTGTACCAGTCAAAGATAGCAATGTTTGACCACTCTATCAAGTTCTCGCAATCGCCATAGTACATACATGCCAATGCTGTCTGCTTATAAAACTTTTCTTTCTTTACCGGCCGCCAAGTCAATCTAGCAACAGGCATCATTGATGTTTTGTTTGAGGAGTGATATCCTTTCATTACAACAAATGAACCTTCAGAATCAGATGCGTTCGCTTCGTCTTTATCGTATGAGTCAGTGCCGGCACCATACAAACCTTGAATGCTTCCAGAACCAGTGTAGTATTCATATCCAACAGAACTTACGTGTTCGGGTCTATCAGGATGCTCAACAATAATAAATGGATACATAAAGTCACCCTCATGATCTATTGCATCTTCCATGCCCATTGGTGCCGCAATCCAACGCACACCAACTATTTTACCATTCTCTACTATCTCTTCAAACTTACCCTGCTGTAACTTTTCTTCCCATTCTTCGGACAATAACTTTTGTAATTGTCTTTCTAGTTTCTCAGTATTGAATGGTGACAATCCAGATGAACTAAACGCCTCAGTCGGAGTTAATGGCATCTGTGTTTTGTTTTCGTGCAAATCCTTTTTGTTGTTACCAATCTTTTTACGCTTCTGCTTAATAAGTTCTAGTGATGGTTCTTTATAGCTATTGCCATCATTGTCCATAACATAGAAATACCATGCAGGAAAGAACGGACAACATCTTGTATTTTCTGCGCCAGGCTCATAAGTGTTTTGCACTGCCAAAAGATTATACTTGTCTGGCTTGTAGAACATATCCATCAAGTCAGCTACACCTTTTTTCATTTCACCACCAGTACCAACTATAACATTGATACGCCCATTCTGCTTGCCGTTTTCTTCAATAGATGGCTGAATCATATTGTACACTCGCTTTAAAAGCGGATTGATACCAGCCTCCTCCATAAACACTAAGGTTGGAGATTTACCAGATGCAGCCTGTGCGTTGTCTTTAGTAGTGATGGCAAATATCTCTGACAAATATCCTTTCTGTACGCTTGTTGCTTCAAAGCCAAACTTAACGTATTGGGGAATATCTTTTAGCTTACGTTTAAAGAACTCTCTGCCTGATTGCTCTTGTGAGTATGGCGACAAAGCATCAATACCCATAACAACTTTATTAAAACAGTTAGTAGCGTAGTCATCAAGACCGGCTACTATTAGTGTCTGCGATGATGGATATAATAATGCTTCGAGCGCGCATAACGCTGCCATCTTTTCAGTAAAACCAATCTGACGTCGCTTAAGGCATAATAGGTTTTTGTCATTTGTTTTTGCCTGGTCTAGTAAATCAAAGAACTCTTTGTCCATATCAACAAACCTTGGTGGTATAAGACCAGCACCTTTCTCTTTAGTCTTAATGCGCCAAAAGTTTAAATACCAATAGTTTGCCCCAGTAAGATAAACGCCACCAGTAGTGTAACCATCGATACATCTCCTGCGTTGCTCATACCACCATTCCATGTAATGCCTTGGAAAGTTAATACGTATCAGCTTTTTCTTTTTAATATTTGGATTGTCATATACTTCCCACGCGCGATTGTACTTAGGCATAGGATTGTCAAGGTCATAGATAACTGGTTGAAACAACTCTACGTTTTGAAACTTACACATGTGGTCGTCATAGCAAGATATGTTCTCAGGCAACAAAGAAGATCGGTAATATCTTTTGTTGACTGGTTTAGTGCCATCAAGAATAATATTTGATTGAGCATTTATTTTATATCCGGCAATGTCTATGACGTTATTTGCCATTATTAATCAGTTATTTCAAATGATTGTGTTATAACGTAATTATCATCACAAATCTTATAATAAATATCAAAAGAATATGTTCCTGCAATGACTCCATTGGTTACATTTACTGTTGCTATTAGTTCAGTAGAATTTGGCGCTATTACTGATAATCCTTGTGTATTAATAGTTACATTTGGTTCACTTGTGTCTCCTGTTATTTTTTCTTGAAAATTAGCATTACATAAAGGATTTGTATTTTCAAAATACACTTCAATAGTAAATGGTAACAATGATATGTCAAATGATAAACCAGGAGTTCCAAATTCATATTCTACTCCATCTATTATCATATACTTATCTATATTCATTCCACATTCTTGACATGGAGGTCTTGGTAAAGGATCTGTTGAATAGCAACACTCTTCTACTTCTGAAGTACAACATTTGTCATATAATTTTTGCTTGCCAAATAAAGCAGCGCGGTTAGCGTTTTTAGAAAAGATTGCCATAGTTATATTATTGTTATGTTTGCAGTAAAAGTAAAGTTTCCACTATCTGTTACAATTGTCACTGTAAAGTTGCCTCCAGCAAAACCAGCAGCAGATTGAATTATAGGATAAAAACCCATACCTGGTGGGTATACAGCAGTACCTGGACTATTTACAAGCGTATTAAGTACAGATGGTGTAACAAGTATATTAATAATATCAACATCAACCGGTCCTATAGTTTCTAAATAAAATACCCATTTTGTTCCATTTGCAAGTGTTTTATAAAATGAAAGTCCATCAGTTATTTCTACTGGAACAATGTCATCATTAAAATAAACTTTATATCTTCCTAAAATTACATTAGGGCAACAAGGTTCTGTAACTTCGCAGCAACCGTCTACAAGTATTTGTTTTTTCTTTTGAAAGAAAGAACGTACTTTATTTGAGTTAAACATTCTAGCCATTTTGTTCTATGTTTTGATTGTCAAGATTAGATTTTTCTACTTTTTTCTGCTGTACCTTTCCGTAAAGCAACGTTCCGGTAAATGCTGCCAAGCTAGTCAAAAAGATTGACATTCCAGACCAATCTAATGCAGTGCATTTTGTAGCGTGAATGATAAGGTAAATAAAGATACCTACACATAATAAACACACACACAGCGTTCCGAGAAGCAGTGTTACTCGCATACTTGAAATATCGGTACTTTCTTTAAGGAAGTTAAACATATTAGTTAGTTTTTTTCAAGTCTTTCAACTAGGTTAAGAAGTTTTTTCATCATTGCTGTATTATTCTCAATAACATTATTATTACTATTTACCGTGTCAATAAGCTTTACACGATCTTCGGTCATATATTGGTCATGTCGTTTTTCTAACTCCTGTATTCTTGCTTCGTTTTTCTTATGCAAAGCTAAAAACTGTTTTCCCATAAAGTATATGACGCCAATCATTAGAATAGCAAACACACCTAAAATACCATAATTTGTTAGGTAACTTATTTCTTGGGGAACTTGTAACAATAAGGATTTCATTTAGTTTTGAAATTTATTATGTAATTTAAACTCAACTATTGGCAAATGTTTTACCCACCAACAGTCTATATTTTTGTTTTCAAATATTTGATGTAATGGTATAATCCAATTTTCTTCTGCATCTAATAAAGGAGTAAATGGTTTACATTCGTCATAAAACTTATCAGACAAATATAATCTTTCTTCTTCATCTAATATACCACCTAACATAATTAATATTTATTCTTCAAATAATGGAGGCTCAGGTTTTGGTGTATATTCAATCAAAGGTAAATCTTTTACCCATTGAAATTCAGGATTAACACAAAATTCCATTTCCTCAACAGAAATTATCCAGTTTTCGTCCAAGTCAGTTATGGGATTAAAAAAACTATCTTCATCGTATAGCTGACCTAATAGCTCATTCTTTTGCGATTCTGTTAATAGTCCTACGTATGTCATACTTGTCTTCCGAGTGTTGTTTGAAATGTTTGTATATCTGTATAATAATTTGTCATTTCAGACGATAACAAAGGTTCACCATAAAATGCAAAAGCCAATTGTTGTGTACTAAAATTAGAAATAATGCCTAAATCATTATATGCACCAAGTGAAAATGTATTTACAGTTTCAGTAGATAAAGTGCTTACAGTTGTAGAACCAACTAAAATTGTTGAATTATTATTTACATACCATTGTGTTGCTGTACTTCTTGAATGACCAATTAAACCTGTAACCCCACTAATATTTTCAGTCCTATTTCCTGACCTAATATTTGAACTAGTAGGCAATGTATTAGTTACTCTAATCCAATAAATACCACTTCTCAATCCTGTTGATGCTTCAGTAGTATTTACTGCAAAAGTTGGATTTGTTCTTAAATAAACTCCATAAGATTGTAAACCTGTTGTTGTTACATCATCTGTATTAAAAAATGTATTTGCATAAGCATTAGTTCCATTAGGTGTTGCACCTGTTGAACTATGTGTCCATCCTCCTGAAAACACCAATCTAAAAGCTGCATTAGTATCTAATGGATTTTTTAAATTCCATTTGTGGCTACTTGCTGTACCACCAACAAAAGGATATATAGCTTTCATTTTAGTCCAAATACCAGCAGCTTTGCAATTAATAACTAAAGTATTTATTGCATTTTTTTGAGTATTATCTGTTAAGGATGCAGCAGTAATAAATGCTTGTGCATCTGGGTCATAACTTGGACCAAACATATAAGAATTTATTATCATACTCTTGTTCCAATTAAAGTAAGTTTAAGACCTGCAGCGGTTCCATTTCCAATTTGGTCTACATCTATCGTGATTTCTGCATCATCAGCCAATGCTGTATCAGATATAACAGGAGCTGTAGCAGCCGTTGTACTTGTTTTTTCTGTATTATCTATAGTAAGTTTAGTACTCAATATTGATACACCATCTTCGTTAATATCTACTGTAAAAATACTACCACTTGTTTGTGCAGTTGTTAAAGAAGCTCTAACACTTGTAACTGTCATAGCATGTGGCATTCTAAAAGTAACTTTTGCAGTTCCTGCTGTTAATGCTGTAGTTTCATCTGAACATGCAACTTGTATTTCTACAGGTAAAGCTGCTAACTTACTAACAGCTATTCCAGCACTTGCATCTACATCAGCATCAACTAATAAACTTGCAGGACTTTGATATACACCACTTACAACTTTTACTAAACCAGTTCCTGCTACACTTGGTATTGTTGTGTGTACATGAGATGGATGTATTGAGTTAAAATAAAATCTTATTTGTCTTGATTGATTAACATTTTTTTGTGCCCACAACTCAATATAAATTCTATCTGTAGCAAGTATTGTTGTTTGTGGCATCGTAACATTGCCAATATATTGTGCTATTGTTGTAGGGTCATAAACATAAATATCGTCAGAACTTGCTAATAGTGTTGGTGCATTTGCTCCATCATATTTGTAAACTCTAATCTGAAATTGTGTTTGATTTGCATTACCTGAACCACCTAAAATGTCAGCCCAAATATTAAAATCCCACAATCCTGCAGGAATTTCTGTAACTCCTGGAGTTCCTAAAATAGTAACAAATCCACAAACAAGGTCATAAGAACCTTGAGTTAAATCAGCAGATGTAATAGAACCTGAACCAACGCTATAATTTATGCCTAATTGACTTGGTGCAACTGGACTTGTAGGCAATCCTGTTGTAGGAGAAATACCTGTTGTGTCACCATAGTTAAAATAATAAAACACACCACCACCTCCACTACCAGCACCAGGTGGAACTTCTTTTATCCAAACAGCAGCACCTGTAGTTTCATCTGTACACACATAAGTATCACCATTATCTAAAGACCAACGACTACCAGGCAAATAACCTAATGTTACATCATCATTTACTGTAGGAGTTATAGTAAAGTTATACAAAGAATGTCTAATGTAGATGCCATTACCATCCATGACATATTGTCGCCCTGCTTCCCACTTTAACTCGTAGCCAACAGCGCAGATTTGAGCAATACCTTTACTTCCACCAAGCAATGCATCAATAGTTCCTTCTCTAAGTCTTGAACCATTGTTAAACAAAACACCTTGTGTTGCATCAAACTGTATATCATTTGGTCCTGATGTATTGCCATTTCCTAATACAGTTGATAGATTAGCAGAACCACTTCCTGCTTCGTAATAATCAAGTTTTCCAGTTACGGGGTTAAATTTATACGGCATATTAAGTTGTGATTACGCTAATAACATTATCAGCATTATTATACGATAAGGTTTTTGTCGCTACTACAGTCGCACCAGTTGAATAAACAATGGTATAAATGTTGTTTGTATTGCCAGTAGGATTTCCAGCATCAACACCAGGGTAATAAGTAATATCAATATTGTTACCCGGTATCATATCAAAGTTAGCCAACACTGAAAGTTCATCTAGCATTGACGTAGTTGACAAAATAGGATATAGCAGTTCATACACATCAGCTCTTGTTGCGCCATATGCCGTAGAAGTAATATCTAATATATCATCTGCTTCTTCTACAGCAGCAATGTCTGTACTATCTACTTCGCGCTCAAATAAAAAGCCTGATGTTCCATAGCTTCGAACCTTAATAGATCCTTTTGGAAATGCAGCAAATGGTGCCGGATCTGCAGGAATTTTAAATACTATAGCGCCATCCTGCTCGTACACTTGTATTGTTGAAAATAAACTCATATGATTATAGATTTATAACGCCCCACTGATTTGTTTTAATATATTGAAATATCATTCCATCGCCATTTACCATACTAACAGAAGCTAAACTACCAACTATACTTTGTCCTACATTGGCATTGACTGTTGCCGTTAAATCTGTGCAGTATATCTTATACATTTGTCCTAACAAAGGATTTGCAGGCAAAGTAAGAATAATTGCATCAGAATTTATTACTATGATATATTCAGTTAGTAGCAATGTACCAGAAGCACCATAATAAACTAAGTTGTCTTCGCAGTAACATAATGGACCACGCACAGGAATAATTGGTGCTAAGTCTACAGAAGTAAATACTGAAGACCCATCGTGTTCTCCAGTAAGTTCAAGTATTGTACCATTTAAAACAAGATCTAAATCAAAACTATGACTTATATCTATATTGCTACTAAAAGGAATGCCGGCATAGGTACCGGCAAGTGTAATAATATTTGTAGTAGGATTAAAAGTAAGACCAATAGTTAATGGTTCTTGTAAATCTGTAAGATTGACAGTTCTAGCTACAGTTGCATTATCGTAAATGTATGTTAATGTAAGTATGTTTGTTACGGGGTCATACGCTAGTTGTATATCTAGCGGACAACATGTTTCACAGCCAGGAGGACATGGATTTTGAAACATAACAGAATCACTATGATGGTTGAATAATCCCATATTAACTTATTTTCATTCTTGCGTGATACGGCTTTTTATTCTCAGGAATCTCAAATAAATACAATGACAATCCCTCCTGCTCCTCGTTACCTATTTCCATTTCAGACTTTAACTTAAACTCTTCGCACAACCTAGTAGATACCTCTAATGCTTTAGCTATCTGCAGTTCATCCTCGGGAGTATTGTCAATGCTCATTAACATCTTTCTCCAGTGCTCTGCTTTAGCCTTAAACATATCGACATTCAGATCGTTTTCGGACAACTGTATTCTTTTGTAGAAATCAATCAGGTTAATAACCTGTTCCGTTTTCTCTATGTTTTTCCAGTTGGACCAGTCTTTAAACAGTCCGTAGTTTGCAGTGACCTGCTCTCTTCTTTCTACCGGTGGCAGTTGCCAGTAAGGGTTATCTTTCTTGGTATAGACAAAGTAAATGTAAGTAATCACCTGTGCAAACTTTACCTCTTTTGGAAACTCACCTTTTACAGCTATATATTCCGGTACCGTTTGCCCTGCAGGAGTAACACATACTTCTCCCATATTAAGATAAAACATAGAATCGCTTTTATAGTGCGAACATAACAATATTATTTAATACCGCAAAAAAAATGCCCGAGTTTTTACTCAGGCAAATCGAAACACTTTTAAAACCAAAACTATATGACCACTTTAATATGTCCATGTACACCCCAGACTTTTGTCATTCTACCAATAGTATGAACATGACTATCTTCTTTCATCAAGGCATCCATAAAAGCTTTGAGCATATTATCAATATCCGGCTTCATCTGATGCGGCATATTAACCCTTTCTACCCGCTCTTTCATTTTTGCTTTGCTTAATGTAATACTCATTGGGATTGTTACTACAAATGTAATACTTTTTATCTCATCAAACTTAAACTCTTCTGGTTTTATTCCAAGTTTAATAAGTTCAGAATTCCACAAGATTCTAATATCGTCTTTCCAGGCCATATATTTCTTGTAACGCTTGTCAGCATACATCTGTTTCTGTGTAGTCCTTACGGCACCAATAGGCTCAATGTCCAAATACAAATCTAGTTCCATGTTTCACTTTAATAAAATAGCTGTAGTAATAATCCCTGCTGCAAATCCTCCGATAATACCCCAGGTTGTCCCTATAAAGATATTTCTTTTTCGCTCATTTTTAGCATATTTCATTCCCTGCTGCCAAAGATTATTTAACTCAGTTATTTTATCAGAACTCATATTGTACGCACGTTGGTAAGTACCTACTCGTTCCTCTAAAGTTCGCTCTATACTCTTGTGTTCTGCTATCTGGAAATCAAAAGATCTGATAGTATTTTCATTCTTATCAATGATACTCTTGTAGTCACCAATAGTCTTTTCTTTAGACTTGATAATTCCAATCACATCATTCCATTTTTTAGTAGATATAAGTACCGTATCTTTTCTTGTCATATAGGATATGCTAATATCGCCATACACATGAACCGTATCAAACTGACTATATGCCAGTAGCGGAAACAGTAAAAACAATATTACTTTCATATCCGGACATCCTGTATTTTGTTTTCAAACTCCTTGATGTTCCAGGCTCTTGCTAGTCTGGTCATTCCTATGCCACCACCAAAACGATCGAAGAACTTATGCTGCAAAAACTTATCTAGTTCAGCAACAACTCTTTTCTCGGTAAACAACTCAAACAATTTCTCGGCATACTTGCCACCTTCAATTGTATAAAAGTTCTCACGCATCTTCTCTGGATCACTGCTTCTCTGTGCCGAGCCAATAGTCTCCTGCCCATACATGATGACATCACACTTAGCATAGATATCAGCATACTTACAGTACATGTTCCAGAAAGGATTAGTACGCAATGGAAAGTTTTTCAAAAATACTACATCGCCCTGCTCCTCTCTCAACCTTGATTCATGCTCATTCTCGATAATCTCAGTGCCATAGGCAACACAGATATCGTCATAATCAACATCAACACCAGTGCTAAACCCTAATTGCTGCAACAAATCTTTTTCAAGCTCTAGCATCACATTCATATTACCCTTACTCTCAAACTCAAACATAGGAAATATCAACTCATGACGACCAGGTATCGGATTCTTCTCCTGCCTATAGCTCGTACTAATACAATACACCCCATCCCATTCAGGATTATTAAGCAACTCATGCTCTAACCACATCTGTCCTGTCTGCGGTAAAGGCCAGATATCGCCATTGTAATTAAAAGTGGCAATACTATGCGGATTCTCACATGCCGCAAGTATCGATAACCTTGATTGAGTAGGAACTTCCTTGAACCCTCTGCCCCTAAAAAAAGCTCGCATCTTAGTTACGAGCAAATCATAAACCTTAGTTTCGTACATAATACAAATATTTAAAAGTGAAAAATAAACACTACCATTTTAACAAGTCATCTTTCAAATCCTCTATCTCCTTAATGTCATCTAAAATAACATCATGTAAGCTATCAATCTGCTTCTGGTTCATCTTACGAATTTCTGTCAGTTCCTCTATCTTCTTATAACTACTCTCAATACTCCTAACCAACATACTATCCCTCATCCTAACCTCAACATCCAAAACCTGTAAATCATGCATAACCTTAGTAACCTGATCATCTAGTTTGTCAGCCTTAACAATACTATACCTAGTAAAAGCTATCTGCAACATCATAAATATCAAACTCACAGCAGTAATGCCACCGTAAACAAGAAACGACCTATTCATGACAAGCCCCTCCCCTCTGACTACCAACAATCACTTCCTCATAAGATACCCCCGGCTCATTAAAAACATAATGATTGCTAACATTCTCAATAACAGACTTACAATAAAGCAAGTAATCAACAACCAATGCAGCGTACTTTTCATAGCTACCATCGTTGCTACTGCTCAACAACTTCCAGCCATCATAACTCCTACCCATACAATGAGCATCCTCCCAACCAATCCACCACATACGATCATTAAAGTCATCAACATTAACACCACGCCATTCTAAATATTCCAATATAGACATCATAATCCTACTTCTTTAACTTATTAACAATCAATTCTACCAACTCTGCCTTACTCAACCTACCATCACCATCATCACCAAGTATCTCCAGCAACTCAGCCTTCTTCATTTTGCTATAATCAGGCTCTTTCAACACCCCAACACTCTCACTAGGAGCAGCACCAGCCTCATCCGACTCAACAACCTCATCCCCAACAACCGGTGCAATATATTTATACCCCCCTATCTTCGGTACAACAAACTTACTCACATCAATACCATCATCATACCTCAAACTCATAGCCTGACCAGTATGACTAACAACAAAATCATACACACTCTCACTAGGAATACCAGGGCCATCAACAACCATCTTCCCATTCACCTCATAACAGTTCCACCCATCTACCCCCAACAATCTTCCAACCTCCTCAACTACCCCCGGTACCCGACAATCTTTAGTCGTAACCAATGTACCCAACTTTACATGACCACCAGTAGTAGTCCTTACATAATAATTTACCCTAGTCTGCATAATAATATAGATTTAATAGTGAACGAATAATGGCACAATATACACAGATAGTACGTTTTATGCAAGTTTTTGGTAGAGGAAAAAGAAAAAAGACGGGAGGGCACTTAATGTATCGTACCCCCGCGTTAAATCATTATCTAACTCTTTTAATTTCATGTATTATGAGCAATTCAAAAGTTTCATTAGGCAAAGTTGATTCAATCATTGAAAAGGGCGAGAAAAATCAGCCGCTGTTCATGAAGGAAGGTGACCACGAAGTTAAACTTATTGGTAAAGGTACTTGGGGTGCTAAGGCGTCCGCTTGTATTCTTACTGACAAGGGAACTATCGGAGCGTTTCAACTAATCGATCAAATGAGAAAGGATTCGATACTTGACCAATTCCTAGAGGATGGCGAGTTCGTATTCGAGATTGGTACAGAGTTACATCTTACTATCAATGCTAAAGCCGTAGTCGAGACAAGACTTCCTGACGACGAAGAAGAAGAAGAAGAAGAAGAAGAAGAAGTAATCGTCAAGAAGAAAACTACTAAGAAGTAAGAAAGATCCCTGCGTCTTCGGACGTGGGGTTTTTTTAGAATGTTCATACTACTGTTAGTAAGATGCATAACTATTAGATAATGATTTACTTATAGCGTTGACTGTCAGACTGTTAGTGCTATTGTTCCACGTGGAACATGATAGAGAAAAGGTGTGAGTGGCTACCATCTGCTGCGCATTACTCTACTCTACATCACATCGCACAACTCTATTAGTGTTATACTAACTGATACTGTGAGTGATTGAATGTTTTTATTTATAGGTGATTTTATAACTAAACTAAATATATTATTATGGAAACTATTATTGGTGACATTCAGATTGTACAAGAAACATTAGATATCCTTATGGGTTGGAAGTCTGATGTATTTGTAAAAGAGATTTCAGAAACTGGTATGCTATCTAAAGATAGTTATGACTTCATTATGTCTGATGTTAAGTATAACTCTGAGAAGAGTATAGTACAGTGTATGGGTGTAGTAGTATTTTATCATATTCTTTGGTTAAGAAATCAATAGTAATATGAAAGAGTTTATCTCTAATAACTGGGGGATAATGATGACGATTGTGTTGTCATTATTCCTTTATTGTACTTGGACACAGTTACCTACATTGTTTACAGCTGTTCTTACATTCTTTGCTATGATTGGACCATCATGCAGGAACTAGATGATATGATAAAGAAATGCTCTACATTATTCTTGGCTAGTGATGTAGAGTTATCTTTATTACTGTTACAGTCTATCATAGATGATGGAGATGCTAATACTCATAAGTATGCTGTTGAACTATATCTTAGTTGCATAGCAGATGAGTTAGTATCTCATGCACTTAAGTGTAGTGGAATAACTTTTGATGATGAGTATAGTCTTGAGTTCTTTGATGGTGATACAAGGCATTTTGTATGTAATGATATACATTATGACATTAGTAATGACTATAACTATTCTACAGAGTTTGACTATGACAGTAAGAAAATAATACATGAGTGTGTATCAGTTGTACTTACCATCTGGTTTAACTCATCGTATAGATTGTTACTATCATTAGATATAATCAGAAACTATGACGAGTATAGATCTGATTTAACATTACATCAGTGTTGTTATCAAATCCAAGAAGGGGATATAACTACATCAGTTACTGGCGAAACATTTATTCAAAACATTCTTTTATTTTTAAAACACACACAATCATGAAACTATTTTTTAGTGCCATCTTTTTCTTGATGGGTATCTTTGCGTTTGTTGGCAGCTTTGTATTTGTTGCTGCTGATGATCATTCACACAGTGTACTATTTAGTGCTACCATTATGGTTCTTTATATCATTGGTGGTTTTTTATGTATAGCTGCATCTAATAACTTGTATAAAGAATCAGAGTTATGAGAGCGATATTCATAGATTCTAATGACAAACAAGTATACGAAGCCAGAATAAAAGGAAATGACTTTCGTGAGATTCGCAGTTTAATAGGCTGCGATATCATAGCTGGAGGTTATAGCTTTGACAATGGTGACTACATGTACATTGATGATGAGGGATTGTTCCAAACAAATAGGAATGGCTTTGTCATTAACGTAGAGGGTAATACCTGGGGTGAACAACAGCTGATTGGCAATGCTCTCATTGTTGGCAGTAGTAAAGACGATGATGGCAGTGATGCTGATGCAGTGAGTAGTATCGAAGAGATTAAAAAGATTATATCATTTAAAACATTTATCTAGTTATGAAAAAGAATTATTCTAACCATATGGTAAACGCTGTGATTGTTGCGGTTATCTTATTACTAATGAACGCTTGTACTGTATTTGGACAGCGTGATAACAATCTTATGGAAGTACAGGTATCTATTGCTGTTCCTGAAGAAGATTTAGGACAGTATGATACTATCATTGCATACCATAATCTTGAAGCATTAGCTAAAAGTAAAGACTTAGTTGAATGCCTTGCAGTATTTAGCGACATAAAGCCTGAAATAGTTGTAAGAGATTTATCATCTTTTATACAAGCTTACGTAGAAACAATAGAGTTTACCGGATATAAATATACATCTGGTGAAGACTTAGTTTATAAGCCTGTATACTTTAACAAGTATGGGTATATTATACCATATGAATGTGCTGTTGCACAGTTGAAAGGTAATAGCACCGATGTAAAGATAATGCGTGATGATGAGTACCAGCGTGTACATCATTACGAGATTGAAGACTAGTGTTTGTTTTATAAGTGTTAGGGGCATCTGTAATGGATGCCCTTTTTATTTCATTATTAAACTATATATCATGAACGATTTACAAATAACAATTGATAAGTTCTCTGCTCAGCTTATCGATGCTAAAGAAACCTTTGAGTGCGAGCTGGCTACTAATGAAGAGAAGCAGGCTATTGTTGATGCATGCTCTGTTATCATCCGTAAGTTTGCCGGCTTGCAAGCAAAGCATAGAAACTTCTTCCATTACAAATGGGACTATGAGTACCAAGGAAGACAGTTTGGCTTCAGCTACTTATCTCATTACATCTCTGCACTGTTCGTTGAACTAGCACGTAAGAGATATGAGCCGAGATTTAAGAAAGACATGAGCGCTGTTATGACTATAGCACATGAGTATAAGCGTAATGGTAAAGAGCTAGGTGCTGCTATGACCAAAGCATATACTGTTGTAGATAGAACAGGATCATTAAAAACAGAAAGCATCCAGGAAGAATGCAATGTTATTAGTAACAGTTGTATATTAGGCCTCTGGAATACAAAGATGCCATCATATCCTGCGTTAAACAAAGGGTTAAATGGATTAGATGACAACGCTAGACCCAAAGCTAAAGCTGTTATGCTTGTAGCAGATATCTTGGGACCTCTATGCGCAATGATTGGTTACAGATGAATCGAAAAATAGTAATGGACTTTGCAAACAAAATGATATCTGAATATCCTGTATTAAAACACGATATTATAGATTTCGTTACACTTGCAATAGATGAGATAGATGAAGGTGCATCTCCCACGCATGAGTGGGAGCTTGCTTATAACTCTATTAAAGAACTTATTAGTGAACATATTAAAAACGTAGACAATGAAAGTATTGATTAGCATGCTTATGCTTGTGTCAGCATCTTTATTTGCACAGGATTGCGACATGTTAGATATCCATTACGATAAGATGGATGACAAATCTACAAAGACTATTAAAAAACGCATTGCCATATCGGCATCCGGTGAAAAGGGATTTGTCATAGACTTTCTTAAACCAAGTATTCTTATCTGGAGCATTGATGTTGTAGGTGGTCCAAGCAAATGTATTGACAAAGGTGCTAAACTACAAGTATTGTTTGATGATGATACAAGAATCACCATGACTAACATCAATGACTTTAACTGTAAAGGCAGCTTTGTCATTTACTTTGGTGGTAACTTTGGTAAAGAGTATGAACTCAACTTGTTTAGAACTAAAAAGATAAAGACTATGCGAGTGTATACTTCTAGTGGTTATCATCAAGAAGATCTTAGTGATGAAATAGCAATCAAAATGATGAATACATTTGACTGCATAAGCAAGAATTAAATTATTTTATAACCTAAATGCCTGTGTATCATATAGATGTGCAGGCATTGTCATTAACAACATCTAACATGGTAAAGTTTAAAGCATCGGAACTATCCGAAAGAAACTACAGAGAAGGAGATACTGTATTCTTGGCATTTAATATTAAAAGTCTTAAGATGAGTACCGATGATGAACTCTGGTTACATTCAATCGAAAACAACAACAACGTCTGGCTAAAACAAGATGCTATTGTTTATGGTGAGTCATACAAGTATAGAGATGGTGAAACCGTTAACTACGGTGGTGAACTTGGTAAAATAGTTCAAGGCTTTTATGATGACTGGTATGTTTTGGTTTCAAATGGAACTTTATATAAACTTAATCCAGAATTAATTAACTCTGTAATCACAGAAAACAACGTATTGTAATGGCAAAGAATCTTTTTAATATCAACGAAGACATGTTCCGATTGCATCTGCAGATCGAAGAAAATGGCGGTGATTTAACACCAGAACTTGAAGAACAACTAACAATAACTGAACATGACAGAGAAAGTAAATGTGAGGGATATGTCAGCGTCATTAGACAGCTTAAGTCAAAGTCTCAACTCATTAAAGACGAAGCAAAACGACTTCTTGATGCAGCTAGAACATATGACAAGTCAGTTGAACGACTTGAAGATAACTTACTATCATCTATTGTTCAGCTTGGAAACATCAAAACAAACTTTGTCTCCATCTCAACAAGACGTAACAAATCCGTAGAGATTGCAGATGATGTTGAAATACCACTGCAGTATCAACGTGTAAAAATCGAAGCAAACAAAACTGCTATTAAAGAAGCTCTGGAATCAGGCATTGATGTCCCTGGCGCTACAATAGTAGAGAAGTTTTCATTACTAATCAGATAACAATGAAAAAGCAAGAACAGAAAAGAATAGCTGAAGTCCTTGCATCGTTTATGGGTGATACCGAGCGCGGTGATCACTACTCTATCAGTCAAAATCTTATTGGATTCCAGACTGACAACGCTGCAAAACTATTACAGACTTACATAAGCCTACAACCAGAAGAGATGCTTACTTGGGAAAACTCTCTTGCTGGCATTGAGCCTATCTATTACTCACAGTCAGAGTTTACATCGCATACTGCCAAGCATTTATTGGAAACAGATGATGCAGAGAATGTGCTGAGTATATCAGGCCAGGAGCAGCAGCTGAAAGAGATGAACTTCTTACCTACATTTGAGCTTATCGCTCGTATGGGTAATACATCAGGCAAATGCTTTCGCATGGCTATGCAACTAGAGAACTACTACGAGAAAATAGCAACCAAACCAGTAACACTTGGTGTGCTAAAACTAGCAGTGAACTTATTGTACAAGATGTCCGATCAAACACAGAATAACATTCAGCTTATCCGTAACAGGTTGATGTATACCATGGATATGCAACTGAACTTTGAAGGTAAAAAGCTTGAACTATTGAAGTCTAAGAAAGCACACTTGGTGCCAAATATAGACAACTTCTTCAAGATGAGAGAGCATAAGCAAGTTCGTTACTTCGACCCGCTTAACTGGTACTTTGAAGTGTATAAAGATACGCTTAAAGACATATCTCATAAGCTTTACCAAGATGTCAAGCATCACAAGGAAGCGCATCTTGCATTGTCGACATACAGTAATATTATAGAACATATTAAGTCGGCACATAATGTCGTTACGGGAGTTACTAAATCTCCTTTCTGAGAAGAACGTCATGCCATTGGACGCAGCTGAGCGGAACTCTTTGCTGCGTTCTTTTGGTTTTGATTGCATAAGAACATTTCAAGAGCTTGATAATCTTATTGCTATGTTATTCTTAGAAAAGGTATATCTTATCGCTCCTTGGACTATTAAGGTAAGGTATGCAGACCCAGTATTCAAAGTAGCATTATGTGATATTTATTTCGAACCAATAGAAACAGTTGTTCCTATGTGGTTATGTATTGACAGTATCATAGAAGCAGGCAATACACCATTGTTTAGCATTGACAATAAAGAAATACAGGACATGGCTTTTATTACACCACAGCAAGAATCTGACATACTTAGCTGTATGTTTTATCCAGCTGTCAAAGATGAAGAAGGCGAGTTGTATTATCCGGAACTGTCATTCCATATTCAATATGTACTTGATGTGATATATGGCATCAGAGGCTATGATAGTCCCAAAGGATTGCTATATGTTGCTACTGATCTACAACTAGCAGATAAATGGCGGTTAGCTATCTGTGCTGAGGGCAAGCGTAAAATGAAAAAGCTTGTCGGTACACAGCGCTATACTATGTTTGTTGCCGGTATAGATAACTTGAATACCGTAAGAAAGGAAACTTCACCAGTGTTTGCAGAAGAACGCGAGAAGAGTTCCAATTCACTAACAGCTTTAATGTCAAAGTTATGAAATTCAATATGTCATTATTCATGCTTGTAGTTGCTATTGCAGCATACTTTATTATTGATGAACCAATAAAAAAGGAACATGACTACAGTGCATCTATTGCAGAAAGAAGTCATGTGAGCAACAAAATGATTGAAGCAAAACCTATTGTAGATAAATCTAAAGAACAAGAATATCTACATGCTGGTAGCGATGAGATATATCCTGATATGGGATATGACGAAGATGGCTGGTCCAAGCGTGGATATATGTCAACTAGTGAGTTTCATGGCAGTCATTTAAAAGGCAATCAAGAAAAGCTTGCAAAACTACGAACTAGAATAAGCAAGGAAAGACAAGCATTTATAGATGACATATCTAAGAATGCTAAAGATTTGTCTGCCAAGTTTAATGTTCCGGCTAGTATCATTGCAGCACAGGCTATTCTTGAATCAGGTTATGGTACAAGTAGATTAGCCAATGTAGCAAATAACTTGTTTGGTCACATGGGTGGTAAAACAGAAACATCGCGTGGTATATCTGGAAGTGTAAAAGCCTACGATAAGAATATCAATGGAAAGACTATCAGTTATCATTTTCGTAAGTATGAATCTCGTTGGTGGTCTATGTGGAATCATGTACAGCTCCTGAATAAAACTTATGCACCAAGACTGATAAACATTCCAAACAAAATAGAAGCCTGGCTTGCTGCTATCTGTGGATGTAGTGATAGTCGTATGCTTGCATCGGACTCCAAAAGACTTGCTGATAAAGGTGGTTATCTTTATGCAAGTGCTTGTGCCTGGCCGGCAAGTGATGGCATTACTAGCAGATACGTAGCTGAGTTGAGGCATATTATTAACTCTTACAATCTAGCAAAACTTGATGAATAGTATTGTTTATAGCGCAAGTAATTGTACAAAAGGGCATGTGTCACTAAAAAGATTCAATGCCCTTTACTTTTTGTCAATTATTGTAGATGAAAAAGCAGAGCATAAAACAGAAGATGTTGTTATGTCTATCTGCCAAAAGTTTGATGTAAAGTTTGATAATAACTATAGTAATGTAGAAAATAATCTATACAGTTATTTTATCAAAAATAAACTCGTTACATGCCCAAAGGATTTATACTGGACATCAGAAATAGAGGGCATTGTTGATATTTATTATCAATACATCGGACTAAAATACATACCGGAAGCCAAAGATTGTGAATACCATTACAAATATGATGAGTATGCCTATCTTGTAATCAATGAGAATACTATTGAGTTTTCTGATTGGAATCAGGATAAAATAGAAACTTTTGTTGAAGACATTGAAACACTATTCAACATAAAACCTATCAAAGATTATAGAAAGCCGGGTGAAATAGTTCGTTTGTTTGCGCTTGCTTGGTCTAGGTTCGAGAAAGGCGATAAATGGTCAACTAAAGATGCTATGATCAATGCAGCTCTACGCATAAATGGTGCTACAAATAGTACTGGCAAAGAGCGTGATGATGCTCAGTATGATGGGTTTTTATTTATCATTAAGAAATGGTTTTTGTATCTTTGGGAATGTAAAGATGGCAATACGCCAGATGAGTACATCTTGTCATTAAAAAGTTTTATTCAAAAGAATCTTGAATCTTGGGTTAATGACAAAGAAAATATCTTAATAACCAATAAGATATATACTCCTGAGCATATAGAAATTAAGAAAATGTTTGCTAACGAACCAATAAGTTTCTATAAAGCACTATGGGACTTGATATGACACGACGTAGGTTAGCAAGGTCTAATCATGCTGAAATGCCGGCACGCGAGTATGGAAAGTATTTGTATGCCAAGCACAAAGATAAGTTTGAAAGGCTTTTCCTAAACTACGATATGCTTGTACCTGATAAAGACATGGAAAATATATGTAGCGTAATGCTGCATGATATCTTTAAATCTGTATCTCATTGCATCAGGAACAATGTAGAAGTGTCATTCACTGCAATGAAGAATTCTAAAATCAAATATTTCACAATTAGCTACGCAAGAAGATATGGCGAAGACAGAAATCTCGAAACAATCATCAGAAGAAAAAACACCAGAAATACAACTGATTGAGGCAGTCCTCAATGTAATGTCTGAGGTAAACTATCTTCAGAAAGATGATACTGTTGGTACTGGCTCTGGTTCTTACAAGGGCATCTCAGATGAAAAAGTAAGAAACGAGATAAGAAAATCAATGATCACGCATGGTCTTATCTGTGTTCCTATTGAAATACAGAAAGAAACTAAGCATGAGCGTTGGCAAGAGCCTGATCCATACAGTAAAACTGGTGGTATGAAGCAAAAGCAACAAATATTCTCTGATATTGTGTTTACTTTTAGGCTTTATCACACATCAGGTGCACACATTGAGGGCCAATCATCGGGTCATGGTATTGACTCGCAGGACAAGTCACCGGGTAAGGCAATGACATACGCTATGAAGTATTTCTTGTTGAATATATTTATGGTGCCAACTGGCGAAGATACCGACAAGATTCATAGTATGGACATTGAAACGCCAAAGATATCACCAAAGACTGAGGTAGTTACACTGCCTAAGCCTACAGTTGATGTACCAGAACGCATTAACCCGCAATATCCAACTGAAGAAGTTTTATTAACTATGCTTTACGGAGGCGATGGTACAATCATGGCTTCTCATATGGATGGCATACTTGCTAACTGGAAGAAGAATGGTGCTACGCTTTTGTATGGAAAGTACATCTATACTTATTTACAGGGTAAATTTCATTATTTTATTGTAGATGACATAAGAAGAGAGCATATTATAAAGTTTGCAAAGCACAAACATGGGTAGAAAGCCTGCTGAAAAGCCAAAGGTAATCAAAGAGCCAAAGCCTAAGATAGTAAAAGATTCTATGCTTAGGAGCTTTACAAAGCAATACAGACATAAGTTTATTGGAGGGCATTTGTACATCGAATGTCCTCTTGTTTGTAGCTCTTACATACTTGCCTGTAACTGGGTGCCAAAAGATGAGTTTATAGCGGAAACAAATATAGAACTCAATAAGATTGGTAGAACAATTACTATGGCTTGTGTATTCTCTAAAGCTGATATGTGCTACTACGTTGTGTCACATCTTTGGCTTTCACAGATGTACACTTGGTGTAACTACGACATGAAGTTATATCTCGAGAAGATATTTACTACAATGCTAAAGAATGCATATCGAAAAGATATTGTAGACACAACAGTAATAGTGCCTCAAACTTATGTTGAGAAGCAGAAAGATGTCGAAGAAGATAAGGATTTGAAGAACAGAAGATCTAAGCTTCTTGATAAACTACATACTGAGGTTGAAGAAGATTCATTTTACAGAGAGTACGGACTAACTATAAAGACCTACCGTGCTATGTGCGAAGACAGTAAAACTATTGTTGAGAACTTTGAAAAAGACACCCATGTGCTGGATTTTCATAAGTTCTTGTTTAATAAGTATAAAGTATTGCTGCGCGATACAATGAAAGTATTAGTAGAGCATGGCATCATTATACAAGATATGAATGATGCAAACTACAAGAACAACTACTTTCTTGCTAAAGAGTTTGTTGCTTATGGCTTTGGCTACAATGTCCATGATGCAGATAAGATGACAACATACCCGGTATTCACAAAAAGAGGACTATTTACGGTGCTTCTTTTATTACACGATGCTGGCGTATTATCTAAACAAGTTATTCCAAATTTAATATTTTAATCATGAAAACACAGAAGTTTCTTCCTGGCACACAATTGTCGGGTAAAATCCTTGACACTAAAGTAGAAGACTTTTCAACTGAGAGAGGCCCGGGCGTAAAGTTTGTTGTCCTTATAAAAGATGTCTGGAAAGACAAAGATGGCAACAAGCAGGAAAGTGAACCATATTATGCTAACTGCATTGCCTATGGCGAAAAGCTTGTAAGACAAGTGAAAGACATCGTGTTACAAAAGCATATGGCTGTTGTTCGCGTACTTCCTAAGCTTGAGAAGTGGACTGATAACAATACTAAGCTTGAAAAGTCTACTGTTCGCTATAAAGCAACATGGGTTGAAGGCTGGTATTATGAATCAGGCTCTTGGATTTGCTCACAAGATGAGCAGCCTGTAGGAGATTTGCCGTTCTAAATATTATTTCACTACGCCTGCACAAGGAAACTGTGTGCAGGCTACTTTTTAAACCATTTATATGTCTTCTAATATTAAAATTAAAAACGAAATGTTAAAAGTAACTCCAGATTTGCTTGACTTTTCTGTGCCTAATCCTAGGTTTGCTGGCATAGATTATGACGTAAACGATGCTACTCCATACGGTGATGCTATTGATAAAATGTATGGTTCAATGGTTGAAACCTACAAAAAGACTGGTTCTTTATTGCTGCAACCAATCATCTGCGAGCAAGTAAAAGGTAAGTATATTGTTCGTGCCGGCTATACTAGAGCAATGACATTTGTTACTCGTTATGAAGATTTGTGTAAGGAGATTGACGCTACTGCAGAAATCCCAGTTTATATTATGGATGGCATTAACATTGTCGATTCATTGACTGAAAATGTATTGCGTAGTGAGCAGCACTTTATTACACTGGCCCATGCAATCAGACAGGCTGTTGCTGTAAAAGGCGTGACACTACCAAAGATTGCTAGTCAGCTTGGCATTTCTGTAAATAGAGCAACATCACTTCGCAAGATAGCAGCATTGAACAAAGAAGCTATCAAGCTCTGCTTTGAAGGAGTTATTGATGAGTCTGGTGCTACTGCACTATGTGATATGCCTGATGCTGTACAAAAAATGATTGTTGATGAGATTTATGATCGCGATTTGCACACAGAAGGTGAAGCTCTTGATGACAGAGAAATATTGAGATTGTCTAACTATTGCATGCCGGAAATATCTGAAAGTGTTCCAGAGGAAAGCTTTGTTGATTTGTATGGCAATGTTCATCCAAATATCAAAGAAGAGAAATGGTACATCAACGTAGGTAGTATGTTTGATAGGCCTAGAACATCTGATAGCGATGCAACAAAAGCTAGATCAAAAGCATACTGGGAAAAGTTTATCGATGATAACAAACTTAAAGTTGTTGACAGATATGACATTATGGGTTATGTACATTGCGATATGGGTACTCACCCTGAAGAAGTTGCCTGCTGGGATTATGATGGCAGTATCAAGTTTTTTGTAAAGCCATCTTTGATTGAAAGTGTAAAAGCAGAAGAAAGCTATGTAGAGAAAAAGCAAGATGCTGCTATTGAGCGTGTTAATCGTAAGATTACTAGCTTGAAAGAACAAGCAAGAAAAGATGTTGTATTCAGATTGATGAAGCGACTTAATCAAGAAGGAGCAGAACTTGAATATGCATTGCGTGCTTTCTTTAAAGGCATTCACATTAACAATACAATGAAAGCTTGTATTGAGCATTTGCTTGATGAAGAGATTGCTAATGGGTCAGACCTTGTTGATAAAGCTGGTGCCGGCTATGCTATGACTGTATATTTACAAGCAAATCTAATGACAATGTCATCCTATTCTCCAAATATTCTTAGTCTGTTCTTTAAAGACAATAACATAGATTTAGAGAAAGAATACGAGAATGAGTATGGCTACATTGAGTTAAAGCGTGCAGATATGACCGAGAAAGCAACAGAAAGATCTGAAGAAATTGATGATGATGCTAAAGCCAGACGTAAGTTTGTCACAGATATGTGCTACATTAATGTCTATGAAACAGGCAAAAGCATTTACAATTCTATCGATGAAGCTGATGAAGCATTGCTTACTTACATCTGCAAGAACATTGGTATTCCATACAAAGGTAGTGAGTTTATTATGAGAATGCGTGTTAAGAATCTTGTAAATCAGATACTAAACACTATTGATGATGATGCTGATTCTAATAGTATGCTTGCAGGCCTTGCAATGATAAAACTTTGTCAGGAGAAAGGCGCTGAAATGTTTAACGCTGCAACTAAAGAGGAAACTCTGAATGGCACTGATTTAAATGCCAACATGAAAGAACTTGCTAGTTTAATGCATGAACATAACTTTGTCAATGCAAATGCTATGTTACAGACATTTGATATCAAAGGCATCATCAAGTCTAGTGATACAGAGCAGAGAAGAAGGGCAATGTTTGTTTCGTTCTTTACGAAAGTGAAAGAATGCCTTAACTTCAAAACAGCATTTGCTTACAAAAACGATAAAAATAAATATCAAGTTATTAGCTAATGGAAACATTCCCTTTTAACAAGTTTCAAAATAGAAATATTGCTGTGGCTGTCGTTGTATACGGCGGCCCAGCTGTTTCTTTTGACGGCTTGTCAGTATTTCAGCAGAACTTGTTTCTCAATCAATTATTTGAAAAGAATATCAGGGATTTTGAGAACTACATTACACAGCATACAGATCCCCGGGATTGGTATCTTCACTATGTACACCACACATCAATAGCAACTCCTGTTTACATAGTTGTTGTTAGAGGTGGTAGCATTGTGATGAGCGCACCGGTTACAAACATACAGGACATGGCATCTAAGTTTGCCAGTGTTACTGATGGTGTAAATGTGTTTACGTACAGCAAAGAAGATAGCAGAAACTTTAATCGGTATGTACTTAACAAATGCTTTTCCGGTGAGATTATCAGCGACAATCATATCAGAACTAAACCATACGTGGAGTTGGTTCATGATGAGGCTACATTTGATACACTTGATGAGCATATCTGTTATTTGAACATGAAAACTGGTGAATTTGTCAATTCTCCTCATTATCTTTACATTAACGCTGTTGAAAGATTAAAAGAGTCAACAGAGGAAAAAGCATTATCATTTTGGAAGATTTCACAGGAGTTATGATATTTAGAGAAAGCGAAGCAGACTACAAAAAGCCAAACAAAGAACTTATCCAGGAGCTTATTGGTGTCAGGGATACAGAAAAACTATATGGCTATTTCTCCAATGAGTACGTTGCTTTGATTGCATCTGAAGAAGATTATTTAAAGATTGGCATGAGTAAAACCAGTGCCAGAAAGCTACACATTGCAAAGAATATTGTACCAGCTGAAATAAATAATGCTCAGATAACTAAAAGTAATGATTGCTACCAGTACTTTAAGTTTATGGGCCTATTAAATCAGGAAGAGTTTTACTTTATACCATTGAATAGGAAAAATGTAGCTCTTTGTAAACCAATACAGCTTTCTAAAGGTGGTGTCTCTGCAACAGTAGTCGACACAAAGATCTTGTTTAAGAAAATACTAGAACATAATCGTGTGTCTAGTTTTATTATTGCTCATAATCATCCTAGCGGCAATATAAATCCATCACAAGAAGATCTTAACCTTACAGTAAAGATAAAAGAAGCTGCCTTGTTGCTTGATTTAAAACTACTTGAGCACTTGATTATTACTATTGATGGTTATTATTCGTTTGTTGATAACGGATATTTATAAAAATCTGCAATGAATAAAACAGCAAAAAGATTATTAATATTTGCCCTAATGATATTCTATATATTAGTCTTTTTGTATTGTATATTTGTTGGATGAACTTACGTCAATATCGAGATAAATGTTATAAAATAGCTAAAGCCACAGGGGTTTATCTGAAAGTCAAAGGGCATGGCACAGGTAAACCCAAATGTGGTAGATTATACAGATGGTATGAAATAAATGACAACGAATGTCTGCTTGATATGTTTTTTGCTAAAGGTTATGAAGTATATGATCTCAAAGATGTTATCTGTTGGGTAAAAAATGATAAGGAATATCCCTGGCCAGTATTCACACCTAAAGCAAAAGATTTGTTTTCAGATATTTAATACAATGTTTAATGCAATATATTAACTTAAAAAAATACATTGAATCGGAGAAAACTGTCGATGACTTTATCGACTTTATGTACTATGTTAAGCTTGTTGGTTACGAAGCTGTAACAGATGAAGCCTGGGAGATAAGCTCATTTAATCTTATGCGGCACGACACTCCAGATTGCGTAATCAATGAGGTAGAGATGTGGTCAAAGGCTTTTACGTTTGACAAAGGCTACTTTGAAATTATGACATACAAACCAAAAGACGGCCGTGATTATATGGCATGCTGGTATATGCTGCGGGCCAATAATACGGTTTATGGATCTGCTGATTTTGTTGAGTTTCCTAGTGGGCACAAAGAATGGTTTAAGAATAACTTTTTACATTTTATAAAAGAATACTATGAGCAAAAGCCAGATGGAAAGCCACAAGATGTTACAAACTTGGAAAGAAACAATTCTTTATCTTGAAGGTAAAATGCGCGGATTGCAAACTTTAATTGGTTTGATTAGCAATGATGCAGATAAAGTTATAGAGCTGCACAAAGAAAAAGTAAGAAAGGATATTGATTTTGCTTACGATAAAGTAGAGCAATACACACAAGAGTTATTAAAAAATGAACGTCAGGAAGGGTAGAATATACTGCGTAAAGAATCCAACAAGCTCTAAGCAAATGCTTGTTATTGCCAACGGTAAGAATAAGAAAGTGAGTAAAAGTAATAAAAGCGAAACTACTACTCTCTTTGAAAGCTTTCTTATATCTTACATGTATACAGATACTTTGGATGTCAACAAGATAATGATTTCTTCCGGACAGGAACATTTGTTTTCTAAAGACGATATTTTATACGAATGCGGGACTAGAAAAGGAATAGAAAAGCTAGTTGAAAACTTTAGTAATGTAGTAAATGAAAGCAATGAGCAATACTTTGAGCTTGCTTCTATAGTTTACTTTGTTACTGAAGAAAAAGAAATATTATCGTACGAAGTAAAAAGATATAAGTATGAAGTATTAGAAGAGCAAACGGATATTTACCTAATAAACCCTATTGACAACAGAGATTATATTATCCTACCCGAATCAATCTGGAGAAATCCAATGCGTGTTAACAAATCAATCAGCAATCTTAAAAAACTATGGGAACATACAAAGTAAAAGTTAGGTACACTTTTAACGTAGAATACACATTTGTTGGTCCTGAAACATTAGATGAAGCAAAAGAATGGGCAGAAAAACATGTCGCTATGTCATCTTCTGGATTAACAACATCATTGCCAGATCGTCAATGCGATTGGGTAAATAATGTTTATGCAGAAAAAACTATTGTAAGAGTAACAAAAGAAAAGTAATGCTAAAAATTAAAGCTGTAGAAATAAGCCTTTTAAAACCTGCTTATTTTGACGAGAGGTCTCTAATCAACAATATATCGGCGTTTCGACGTGATATGGAAGAGTCATCCGCTAACATTGGAGTGAATATTGAGGACATTTATCTTGACGAATCTACTGGTGAGTTTGTGGTGAGATTTGAAATAACAGATAGTGCAGAGTTTGTAGGTCAGTATAGATTAACAGCTTGGATGAATAGGATTGCAAAGAAACATTTGAGATATGAATAAGATACGTGTTAAAAGAACACAGGTTAAGATTGAACTGACACCAGAACAGTTAGCCAAGAGAAAAGAAGTTTACTATATGATGTTAACATCGTTGAACACCATTAGGTATTGCATTGCAGAGATTGATATTAATACGCTTAGACAAGAGCATAAATCAATGTTTAAAAACATGCAAGCGCAGTCACACTATTTCCTGGATAACATATTTTCCAAAGCATCTAAGAAAGAAGATATAGAAATACTACAAGATATTTCTTTCAATAACGTAGCTGCTGCAACAACGGTATTTGGATTGATGTCCAAGATGCCGCAGGAAGAAATAGACTGGTTCTTAGAAGAAACAGAAAAGCTTATCTACATTGCTCACAATAAAAGAAATAGCAAGGCAATATGACAAAAGTAACAGCAATAATAAATAAAATTACCATCGAAGGAAAAGAGGTAAATATAGAAATAGTTGGTAACTTTATACCATGGAGTTATGGCTACAGAGACAAGTATGGCGCACCTGAAGAACCAGACGAGCCGGCACACTTTGAGGTACTTGAATCTTCTATTGACAACATAGACTACGACAATGAAGATCTTGCTATGCTACTTGGCATGAGCGAAGAAAGTGTAAAGGAAATGATTGATGAAGCTTTAGGTGAAGCATACGAAGGATATCTTGAAGCTGGAAGAGAAGCAGACTTAGAAAACAGGATAAACAACATGAAGATCTTAGACGACAACTGGTAAATTTTTCATTAGTTTTTTTTATTAAGGAGTGACCCTGCGTTATTTAATAGTTTCGTGGGGTTATTTTTTAATAGTTAGTTTAATAAAATAAATTATAATTATGTTTAATCAAACAGCAATAGAATGGTTATTATCTCAAAAAATGGCATTAACATCAGAAGAGTTTGATGAAATAGTTCAACAAGCCAAAGAAATGGAAAAGCAGCAGATAATAGATGCTTATAAATATGGCAATCAAAGTGATGTTTATTTTAAACCTGAACAATATTACAACGAAACCTATAAGCCCTCTACTTAGCGCTGGCACTGTTAGCGTTCAGGGAATAATATAAAAACGCATTTTTAAGAACGCACAAAGTAAGAAAGCTCAGTGCTGACTCTTAACTGAGAGGTACAAGAATTATCGAAGGCAGGTGAAGCTCCTGAAGTTGTTAGTTTTATTTAAGGTCATGTGTTCCAACTGGTGACGATATCCGAAGGAAACGGAGGACAATGCAGGTTCGAATCCTGTCATGACCACAAAACTACTAAACAAACACAATGACAGAACTAACAATTGAAATGGCAAAAGATATGGATTATATCGATTGGGTACAGCATTTTAGACCCGAATGGACTGAAGATGAATGTGAGTTTTATCTTTGGGAACATACTTGTTTTCCATTTGGATTAAAAGACACAATAAAACAACTCAATGAGCAACTTAAAGACTAAATACAAAAACATTGTAGAAGCATACATGGATGCGTTCTGCAAAAAACAAGACATGATTCTAGAGTCATGGGTAGCAAATGACATCGGTACAATAGCATGCTTTGGCGATGTGATGTACTTTGGATTTGATGACATTAGATATGATGTTGACACAAAGCAGCCAGCAGGAAGAATACTTGAATGGTTATACAGCTCTATTGATAACCATGACAGACATGTTAATTATAAAAATTGGTGTAAGGGTTTTAGATACAATTAAAATTATGATTACAAAAGTAGTTAGAAAAGCATTAGATATAAAACCATCTGGAAGGAGTAGTGATTTCATTACTCCTTCTTTCATTCATGGGTGTTTATATAAGTGCCATTATTGTTACATGCGGCGTAATAAGCCGGAAGGGTTGTCTGTGGCTACTAATGTAGATGAAATACTAGATGTCATTAACAAGCATGCTTTATTTACTCCAGTTACCAAGCCTAATCAGACACATCCAGTTTACACTACCTACGATATTTCCTGCAACGAAGACTTTGCCTTGCACTTGAAGTATCATGAATGGCAAAAGATATTTGATTTCTTTGTAGAGCATCCTATTGCTATGGCTACATTCGCCACAAAGTATGTTAATCAAAAGCTACTAGATTACAATCCAAATAGAAAGATACGGATTAGATTTTCTCTAATGCCGCAGTCACTATCTGACATTCTGGAACCAGACACATCAAAGATTGTAGACCGAATCAAAGCTATCAATGATTTTTATGCTGCAGGCTATGACGTACACATTAACTTCAGTCCTATACTGGCATTGGCAGAGTCAAAAGCTTTGTACACAGAGCTGTTTGAACAAGTAAATAACATTGTAGATGATAAAATAAAAAAGCACGTCCTCGCAGAATGTATCATGCTAACTCATAATGAGAAGATGCATATACATAACCTGGAGAACGCGCCGGCTGACGTGGAAAAATTATTATGGAATCCAGAATGGCAAGAGAATAAAACCAGTTCTTTTGGGTCTGAGAATATCAGGTATCGTCACGATTTGAAAGCAAAACTTGTCAATCGGTTTGTATCTTTACATGATAGTATTATCCCATGGAACAAAATACGTTACATCTTTTAAACAAACAATATGAGCATAGTTATTCTTGACTTTACCAATAGTGAAGTTTACGTAGTAGAATATAATCCAGACTTAGATGTTGAGTTCCAGATCAACAAACTGTTTTCTAACATGCTGAACGGAGCAACACTAGACAACTGCCAGTACATGGTTGTTGACAACACAAAGATTACGTTCTACCAAACATCACTACAAAGATAGAATCATATCAATTATACGAGGGTCCGGGTATATATCGTTCTTACCTTGAAACACATTGCCATGGGTGTATATGCCCGGCACTCTGTTTGCGTAATCGAGTATGTACCCGAATGCCTTTTCTACTCCATACTTTCTGATATGCTCGGCAAGTCCAGCTTTTACGTTCATACCATATTCATCGCGACAATGCTCTGCTATTATTTGGCATTGCTCTATTTGTTTATCGGAATACTTATGAAAATATCTATGGAATCTATATGTCCATCCCAAATCATAAACTTGTGATTCAGACACTACATTTCCATAAGCAGTGTAGTAAGAGTTTGCTTGTCCTGCTACCCAGGCATTTTTACCATTTATTATTTTATAGTACCCACCTTTTGTCAGTCCTCCCATACTGCATATCTCTACGCCAATAGACTCTCTATGTAATGGCGTATTTCCAATAGTAAGATGCCAAGCATAAGCTCCCTTAGGCATACACTGGACAGTTACTCCATCATGTCCATTATCTCTCCCACTAATATGAACACCACCAACTACAAACTCTGTTGCTACTGAGTTTGAATCATTGCTCCAAAAATCAACTGTAGCCTTTGGATTATCCCAACCGGCAGTGTGATGAAATACTAGCCATCTTTTATTAAAAGGCCCGGGATAATAGTTTGGAATCCATTTGTCTTTTTCCTGCTTACCTTTTGTTAGCATGTACTCAACAAACTCAGTTTCTTTATTTACACTACTGTCACCTGTGCCTAGCAATGCCGCCCAAGTAATAGGCCCTACAATGCCATCTGCAATAAGATTGTATTGCTTTTGAAATTCTATTACTGCGTCATGTGTATCAGCGCCAAAAAATCCATCTACGACAACTTCAAGTATCTTTTGAAGTGTTATTACATCTTGTCCTTCGCTTCCTATTTTTATTGTTTTCATTATTTTACGCGCATTTTAAGGTAAACATTTGTATATCTTGGAGTGACGTTTGTGTTTGTGTTCCATACTTCATTTGGAACATCTACACCAAAATCATCTGTTGTTCCTGATAAATTATGTGTATGCGCACCTGTTAAAGGCGTAGTAAATGTTTGTGAGTCAGTATTTCCTGCATGACCATCAATTTTACCAGTTTGTGTAGCACCACTAGTATCATATACAGGCCACGAATGTTGATGCTCTCCTGCCGATAAAGCAGTTCCGGTTACAGTATGAATATGTTTAGGCAAATCATTTTCATCTAATGTTCTTAAGACAGAACCACCATTAATATTACCTGGTAACAAAAGACCTGTATTAGTTCTTGCTCTTAAATAATTTTGATTATTTGGAGCTGATACTAAATCTGGTAACTTAAAAAAACCTGGTGTAGATGGAACTCCATAATTAAAACCTATTATAGCATATAAATCAGGATAAGCTGCAATACTTATTTCATCACCATTAGGTTCTAACCATTTATCTGACCAGGAACCTGATGATGTAACAGACATAACAACATCACCTAATGCTACTTGTGTATCTACATTGTTTTGTAAATCGCACACAGTATTAGACAATGAAATAATAGTTTGATTAGCTTGATTTATAGCTGCTCTTAAATCACTTAAATAGTCATTTAAAGGATCTCCTGCATTAGTTGTAACCTCAGCATCTGTCATAGAACAAGGAAAGCCACCTGTTAATATTCTAACAGATTTGTTTGCATCAAGCAATACTTCAGAAGTATCAACATCTGGCAATGTAGAATAATCAAAACTTGCCCGCCAATCTTCAATACCTACACCTGTATCAGTATTAGTTGCACCGCCTCTTGCTACTTTAGTCCAAGTTATTGATGAACTATCAAGTATTTTTGGTATCTGTGCCGGTCTTACAAATGATGTAAATCCTAATGGAGATACACCGGCTGCATCTACATTATCGCCAGTATTTATTTTTGCATCAGTTGTAGTCTTTGCAATGCCGGCTCTAGTAAGCTGTGCTCGGTCTGTTATTTCTTTGATGAATGGTACTGAATCGCACCAGTCAGACATTGTTTGCTCTGTTGGAATGTCTTGAGAGTTAAACCTATCTGCGTTTCCTGCGTCGAAGAAATAAGTTCTTTGTCGTAATGCCATGGTTTTATATTTTTAGTTATACGAAATCATTTCCATAAGGTTTGTCAATCTGAAATAGTCTATTGTCGCAAGGTGGATTACCACTTTCAATGTGCATGTAGTCAATACCGTCTGGCTTGCCTTCTAATGGCAGCACACCAAACTTTCTTAGTATTGTTCTAATGTCTATGCCTTGGCAATGAAAATGCTTTACTATGCAGTCTACAAACTTTTCATCTACAAAGTTACCCGGGTATTTCCACTCAGGGCAATTGTTTTCATCGTATGTCAGACTATATGTGTTATGCTCCATTGCTTTCCACTCTAGCATAGCAAGAAACAAATATAGCACTCCCATATCTTGAAGCATTAGCATCTGTTTGCCATTGCTGGTTATGCCCCACTTACCAAGTTCGTAGTAGGAGCATGCCCAGTTTTGTGTTACTTTGTTGGCAATCTCATATACATTGCCTACTCGTCTATCGAAGTCTGTTATTACTTGCATCCGCAGGGAGTTGATGGGTTAGAAGGAGATGGTGCATAGCTATATCCGTTACATGGTTGGCAGTCGCCGCAGTTATCCGGGCATCCGCATCCGCAGTCAAAGCCACAGTTTTTAACATAGTCGCGCATCTTTTTGTAAAGCTCAAGTATGTTATTGACATTGCATAGTCTTTGATCTGATATATCCCAGTTGCCAAGATACCAAAGTCTGTCTGTTGTTACCAACGGCATTAGCGCGTGAAAGAACATAGTGCTTAGTTCTACTGCCTTGCGTCTTGCTTCTTCGTAAGATTCTCCAGCGGCCGTACATTTGTCAGCACATGGGTCTTGGCATAGCCAACGGTTCATTAACCTAGATAAACAGGCATACAAATCACAGAACTCATAAATGTAATCACATTGTGTTTCGCCCGGGCCTAACTCAACTGCAGTAAGTGTTATTAAATTACAATCTTTTCCAGGACTTGGGTTTACTAAGTAAATTTTTAAAGACAAAATATCCGCTACTGAATAACCTGCATTTCCTAAAAATGTGTTAATAGTTGTTTCTGCTTCTGTCGTTCCTTGAACAGTTGACATATTCCAAACAGAATTTACCGGAACTACTTCGGTGCCATTTATTATAAACGATGCTACGTATTGCTTGTTTTCGTCAAATACATATTCGTAAGCGCAATACAAAGTTGCATCAGATACATATTCATCAGGAGTTCCGTAATTACCAGTTACATCTGTTAAGTATACATCATTTGCTTGAACTACAAGTTGATATAGATTATTATTTGCTGGGACATTTGGTAAAGAACTACCTGGCTCAAGCATAGTAACTATTCCACCGCCATTTGCTGTAACATATCCTTGCAAATCATCAACAAAACCTTGATAGGATGCAGGCACAGAGTTAAATAAACCAGGTGTAGGAACAAATGTGGTATAAACTGTATCGTAAAATCTTGATGATACAAGAGCTAATCCTATAGTAGTTACTATTGGAAAAGTTATTACTGATAACTTACCATTTGTTGTTTCTAGCTCTTCTGGATTAAGCGGCAAATCAAATGCATAGGCACACAACTTAAACACACCATCTCCAGGCAAAACTACAGTGTTTGACCCATCAGGAGCAAGATTAAATGTTTCCGTGTATGTGCCAGTTTCGTCTGTTATGACTACGTTGGCATTGTAAACACTTGATATGTTTGATATGGTATACTGGTTACATTCTGTCTTGTCCCAGCGTATCGCATAGTTTTCGTTTGAAATTAGAGTTGGCATATTTTATTTTTTAGTTGATTCACCAATATAATTTAACATGTAATCGTATGTGTCATGTATGTCACGGTAACCACCACCAAGAGGCATATTCTTACTTAAATCGTAGAAATATTCATCAAGTTCATTAGTAAGGCCTTCAATATCTTGCTGTTGGTATAATGTCCAAGGCAACATCAATGTAGAAACAAATGTTTGAGCTACATTATCAGCTTGCATAATGTGAGTTGATGGCATATTGCCTATATCTTGGAACATTCTGTATGGAGATACATATGACAATTGTTCTTCAACACCTTTTAAAAGTATGTTTTTGGCAAACATTTCAGTCATAGACAAATCACCTTTTAGTGGCATATCATATTTTGTATCGTACAACATAGATAGTAATCTTTCAGAAATCCAAGGCTCATCAATATCTACTCTTTTACGTTTACCTGTTTTAGGGTCTTTTTCATAACGGTATTTTTTAACTTTCTTTCTATCTTCATCGTATAACATTGAATCAGCTAGAAGATAAACACCGGCCATGATACCTGTAAACGTAGCCATTGCTATAAGATTACGCTTTTGGAAACTAGACATGTTTTTATAATCATCAAATGTACCTGTTTTTACAGCATTTCTCAAACCTTTAGCGCAATAAATTAATGTGTTAATCATACCCTCTGTAAGTTCTGGTGCCCAAACAGGTTCTTTTTTACCATCAACCTCAATTACTTTAAAACCACCAAGATGTACTGTTTGACTAGGGTTTTTCCACCATGCTTGTGCTACGTTGTACATATAGCTTCTCATTGATGATGCAGCACGAACAAATGAATAACTTGATGCTAAGTTTTTGTATTTAGGATCAGTTAACTCACCAACAAATCTTTGCACTTGCAATTTTACATGGTTCTCTTGTCTTTGAGTGTATGCGTGTGTCATTTTGCCATTATCAAGAACATGATATCCTTCTTTGTATTGTTGTTCAATAATAGCGTTTTTGATATACTCACCATCTTCACCTTCAAATCTTTTGTCTTTGGTTTCATCGTAATTGCCTTCCTCATCGTGTGCATCATAAGTGCCATCGTTAATCATTTGAGCAATACCGCCAATAAGCTGATTGTAATAATCACCAAACCAGTTAAGTATCATCTGAGCATCTGGTTCAGTAGCATTTGCTTTACTTACTACATGTTGGAAGTGATTAATCAAATCTTTTTCACTCATGTTTACAATCTGATACTTTTCATTTAATGCTCGTATTTTTTCACCATTAGAAAACATTTGCTCTACAGCACGAGTAACATTAGCTATATTAAAGTTCTTGCCTGAAATCTGATTTATTAAAGCATTGATTAAAAGTTTAGATGTTGTAGCTACTACGTTTTTCATTGCAACACCAGGTTTAATAGCAAGATGCGCCATATTTATGAATCTATTACTAGCATCTAACATGTAGTCAATATTTACAGATATGTTGCCAAGCATTACTTTAGGCATTTCTGGAAGATTACCATAAATCTGTCTGTTGATATAGTTTTCTACATGCTCTCTTGCGTCTTTAGTATTTACACCACGCATTGCTTCTTCGCCTCTAAGCATATCCATTGCAATGTTTGCAGATGCTACTGCTCTTTGCATGTGTTTAGTGCGCTTAGATGCCATCATAGTATAGTTGCCTATGTTCTGAAGGTTATATGACAATGAGTTTTGTAGTTCCGGAGCAATAACTTCAAGAGATCTATCTTGATTTCTAACCTTTAGATCTAGTCCAAGAAGTTTCATTCTAAATGAACCGCCGTATAGTTCTGCATTTTGAAACTGATTCCAGAATGGAGACATAAGTTTTCTGAATGATTCTTTTTGGTACTCTGCATCTTCGGTTTGAGTAAACTCTTCATACAATGCACCACCAATAAATCTACCAGCATTTTTCATGTACATATTTAATGCATCCATCAACTTGCCTTCACTTAAAGCAGAACCTGTAGAACGTACAAATACAGGCATCATACCTCTTTTGTATCGTCTTGCTACTTCATTTTCTGCTGCTGCTCTAAGCTCTACCTCGGTCATATTTGCGCGCTGTGATATGTTTTTGCGTTCAACAGTCATTACATATTGAACAAACTCTTCATACATACTATCGGCCAACCATTTTCCAAACTCAAATTGCTCTGTAGTTATTTCTTTATTAGCTAATGCTCTTGCAGTTTCAGCGTCATTTATATCACAATGTATTTCGTGAGTTGATATTGGAACTTCTTTTCCATTTTGATCATAACCAGTTGCTTTTTTAAATAATGGTTTGAATAAATCATGTGTTTTGTCAAGACCATAATTTAAAATATTACCAGAAAGCGTGTTCAGTGTTTTTGTTCTTTTGTTCAACTCTTTGTTAAACGGTACCATTTCATCAACACCTTTTCTAGAAGCAAGGTCAACTTGGTCAAATAACCATGTTCTTATTTGTCCTGTCCAGCGATCGGCCGTCTGTATTAGCTTTTCATCAAATGAAAGCTCGTTAAATCTTTGAGTGTTAATCTCATTGTAACCAGTTAACTCTCTATACGTTTGTAGTAAAAACTGATACTCTTCGTTGGCAGCCTTTGCCACATCGCTATCTAGTTCTTCTGCCAAGTGCATTATTCTACCAAATACAGCTTTTTGAATATCTTGGTAAAATGAGTTATCACCATTTTCAAATACTTTAATACCTTGATCTATTGTGTTTTGTACACTTTTTTTATAGTTATCATTAGGCTTTAAAGTAGATATTAGCGTTCTAAAATAGTTGAGCAGTCTAGTTCCAACAGGTACTTTGTATAAGTCCATGTTGTACAAAGATTTATCAGATACAATATCTCTTATATCCACTTCTAGATTATCACGCAATTGCGGAACATTATCAACAAGCAACTCAATCTGTCTTATAGTGTCATCTACATCACGACTTCTTACAGATATGTTACTACCATTTACATGCATAGCACCTACTTTTCTAATGACCGTACCAGGACTAGATTTTTTAATAGCCATAGCAATTACAGCTGTTTTAACTGCTTCAATATGGCCGTTATCATTAGATAAAGTTACTTTTTGTAATTTCTTAGCACGTTTCTTTTCTTTATTAGTCAAGTTTTCTCCAATAAATGCTGCAGCAATATTGTTCTTTTCCATACCATGATTGCTAAGGTACTCTGGAGAAACATTTAATATTGATATTTCTTGTGCTGGCTTACCAATGTTATGAACAATGACAATTGTGTTGTCAAGTTTTACACCATTGGGCAGTTTTAATCCAAGTGTTTTTTCCGCATCACTTAGCATCATTGCTTGGTCTAGGTTTGGATTATAGCCAAGTTTGTTCATCATTTTTTGTACGTTCTGAGTAAGTTGCTCTTTTTGTACTTCTGTAGCATTAGGTAAATCGTAGCGCTTATTCCAGGATGCAAACAATGATTGCTTTGCTGCAGCTAATGGTTCAAGTGTTTGAAGTTCGTCTAAGAACTGGATGATATTTTTTTCAATACCACCATAAAATGCCATTTCATTTTCAACTATTTGAGTAATAAACTTTTCTTTGCGTTTTTGATCGTAATTACCATTAGAATCATAGAAATCTTTATTTCTCATAGTCAAGTCATAGGTACCCGAAAGTCCAGAGAAAGTATTTCCTTGGATAGAGTCCATTATTTGTCTTCTAGCTTTGTCATCCTTTGTATTGTGCGACTTTCGCTGAAATAACGTATCTATATTTGTTAAGTTTATATTCTTAACCGATGAAGCAGATGATGCCCGCATAGTATATGGCAGGAACCTGGCAATATTAAATGCTTCCTTATTTCTGACTACAAACTCCTTGCCTTTGAGCATATCATTTAAGATAGCATCAGATATAGAGTTAAGGTCAGCAGTTTTAAAATCAACATTGTCAATACTTGATTCTGCATTTACATCACCAATCAATGCCTCTTTAAATATAGAACCTGCCTCGGCAAAAAACATTTCCCAGTTTGCTCTTTCTTCTGGAGACATTTCATGTGCTAATCTTGCGTAATACCTAAATTGAATATATGTTGGTATTGCTTCAAGTATCATTGCTTCTTCAGTATCAAGATCATCCTTGTACATTTTTCTTACATAATCCATTACACTAGACTGAGATACCTGTTGTGCTATTGCATTAAATAGTTCAGGCTTTTCTATCTGCATTGCCAATGTTAATGGATGCGCAAACTCGTGAATAGCGACACCTCTATCAGCTTTATCTACATTTATGTAAACAATACCATCCTGGTAGAAAGATACACTATCATGCTCAGACCTTTGTATTTGACGAGCTTCTTCATCATTAACATATCTATACTCAACATTTGGCATAATGCCGGCTATTGTTCTAACAAAACCATCAAGCGCAAACCTTGTGTTATTTTTCTGCATGATGTTTTCTAGACTTACAATAGCTCTTTGTGCATTGAATATGTTTCTATTGTCTGTAAGCTTATGGTTAATAACATAGTTTACATTGTTTTCTGATGTAACATTAGTAACAATACCAACTATACCATCCGGAAAATGTATCATATCACCAACTTCATATGGCGTTTCTTGATACCTTTGCAAGGTTTCTACAGTTGTTTTTATAGAGCCAAATAATTCCGTTGTTTTGCCTTCTGCAATACTCTTATTAATGTTGTGGTATTTAGTAGAATGTCTTTTGCTTATATCTTCATCAATATTTCTATCAACATGTTTGTAGTAAGTTTTAAAAGCAACTTCTTTTAATAAATCTATATTGCTTGTTGATACAGTGGACAATGAGTTTATTCTATTTTTCATATCAGCTGTAGACATTCCTATAGAATCAGCTATAAGAATATTAGCAAGCAATGTATTAAGTTGATCGTTCTTTAAACTTGTATCTTGAAATATTTCTTTTGCTGCTTCATAAAACAAGTCTTTTGTGCCTACTCCGTTTGGACCTTTCATGTTTACGGCAACTACATAACCAGAATCTCTAGCATTTTCTCTGGTAAAGTAATTACCAAAGGTACCAAGTAGGTTTACCAATGGAGCATCTTCGTTTGATTGAACGCCATACGTATCGCTAAACATTTCTATTGATGGTATAGATTCTATTGCTCTAAGATTTTCTATAGTAAACGGTTTGCCTTCAGCTTTAAGCATATTTAATGCAGCGTGCAATGTATACGATGGAGCTATATCGCTATAGTAGTATTCATCTTTTAGCATTTTACCATCTAAAGATTGCAATACAGCATCAGCATTTGGGCCATGTTTTTGCAAAATAGAGTTAACAGTAATATTGAAAACATTGTTTCTTATTAAGTTTTCCATATCCATTGCCGTTGCCTTATCTTGCAATGCAGGAATACCTTTTTTGTTATAAACATTGTTTAAATCTCTTGACATAACATCATTAACTATCTGCAATACATCCTGTGGAGTAAGTTCTACGCCTTCTTGTGTCTGCCTTTTAATAGCGTTTTGTATGTCATTTTCTAAATGCCCATGCAATATATTTTTGATGTAAGCGTGTGGCCTTAAATCCAATGAGAATGACATTGGTATATTTAAGTTTCTTAGTATTGTCGGAGTGTAACTAAGTGATATCGTAATAGGATTACCCATTGCATCTGTATCATTGTACATATTGATTACAGAATCAAACGGAACTACATTAGACAATGATGTTCTAGTTGCAGAACCCTGGGTAAGCGCAACTCCATTTATGCCATTAGTAGTAGCAAGAGCAAATGTTCTTATTGTCGTGCCTACTTTAGATTTTTGCGTTTGTATTGTTTTTTTATAATGCTTGGCTACACCATACCAAGCTGCCGGGGCCTGTGAAAACTCTTTACCATCTTTGTAAATGCGTTTTTCATTTTTAAGCAAATCAAGACTTGTATTAGACAAAATCATGTCTGAAATATTATTCAAATCCTGACTTATTTCTTTAGTAGGTAATACTTCTTTTAAAAACTTAGAGTAATCGATAAGAAACTTTTTAGGCAATACTTCACCAAAAAACGATCTACTTGTATCAAACTGGTTCTTAAGAATATGGTACAATGATAACAATGTTTGTGTTTCATTTGACAGCTTATTAAAGCCATCTCTGAGCATCTCATTTTCATTAGCATTTTGTACTCTTGATTTTTGCACTTCAAGATAATCCATACGGTTGTATGAATACTTTTCTATTCTGTCTATAAACTCATACGCAGATTCAAGGTCTTGTGCAGTAAACTTACTACCCATTTCTTTCAACCTTTGCATTTCTGATTGTCTTATTACTGTATCAAAAAACTCAGGAAAGTTTGAAATAAAGTTTCTTACACCAATAGGATTGCCAATATTATGCATCATTCCATTTGACGTTGCTAAACCAGCTGTCATTGGAAGCGTAAGAATATTAAACTTTTCTAATGCTTTAAAAATATCTTCTTTTACTTTTGATTCAAAACCATTGTTGTTGATTTCGGAAAGATACAAATGGACAAAATACTTACTAATCTCTTCTTTTAAAACTATGCTTTTAGCTTCTGGCAGTATATCGTAAGCAATGTTATCTGTTATAGTGTCTATCATAGATTGTATTTCCGTAGACTCTATGTTAAATATTGAAGAATTAATGTCTTTAAACATTTGTGATGCTCTAAAGCTTTCCATTACATCTGGCCTAGAAAGAAGTATAGATGCAAAATCAAATATCTTGTGATAGTCTTCGTAGTAGTTTATTACTTCTCCGGTTACAGGTGACTCTATGCTATCTCTCATATAAGAAAAATCAACTTGAGCCATAGTGTGTGCTTTTGTTTTAAAAGCTGTATCTCTTACTGCTTCAATAGGTTTTTTCTCATTGGGATTAGCGTCAAAGTAATCACCTATTGTGCTGCTTTCTCCATTGTCTTTTTTCCAGCTGTTAAATCTGTCATAGATACCAATAAGTTCATCAATAGTATAACCAGTGGCAAACGTAAAATCGTTTTCAAATTTCTTTTGATCATAAGCTTTGGATTGTTTAAACTGATTGATGTTAGCAACCTTAACTAAATCGCTCATAATATCACCAAGCATAGCATATTTTGTGACAAGATATACTTCATTAATGTAACTAGGATCGGTTTTTCTAGCAAGATTTTTATTCTTTTTGAGATTGTCTTTATATGATTTTAGATCTTTAAAAAACTGTTTGTACTTCTCGGACAATGCTTTGCTTTCTTCGTTAATATTAGCCAAATTATCAATAGGCGACATGCTAGCTATGCTGTTAACAATATCGTATGATGCTTGAACATCTTTAGAGTTAAGCGCTTTTTCTATTTCAGCTTTAAACTCGTTATCTGTAATTTCATCAAGATTGTTTACAATGAAGTTATCAAGTACATTTTTAAGGATATTGTGTTTTTTAGAAATCTCTTTACTAATGTTATTGATATTGATATTTCTAATCATAGATAGCAAAACATCACCTTTGTTTTCTGTTTGAGCCGTTGCTATTGCGGTATTTATAAATGCCTCATCATATCCTACATTATTGATAAGAAATGAGACCATACTATCAAAAATGTCACTATTTTTATTTAAGTTATTTTTGTATTGTTCTTCATATTCTGAACCATGCGCTTGTAGTTTTTTGTAATAATTGTATGCAGTATTGTAGTAAGATCTCGAGAATCCACCATTGTACATACCTGAGTTTGATTTGACATAATTAAATATGTCTTTATTTGCATCAAGTTTCAAGAAGTTTAATACTGCATCCACTTCATTCATATTTTCATTACCGGGCATTGACCTCATGTAATCATGAATATCTTTTGGTGCAAACATCATAGCAGATGCCATATCAGCATTGTTCATTGTGATGTTCATTGCACCTAAAATCAACAACTTTGGATTATCCGTAGCTGCATTTATAAGCATCTCCATATACACTGGAACTTTGCTGTACTCATCTTCTAACTGGCCGATAGCATTTTCTACTTTGTTAATCTTAAAGTTGTAAATACTTGAATCAATGCCTCTTCTTTGGTTCATGCTATAACCAGAATAAAGCAATGTTTGTAGTTTTTGAGCATTGGCAAACGGGCCTACTGCTTGTCCATCCATTGCAATATTTCTGTATACAAATGAATGTCCAATGTTATGAGCTAAGTCACCATCTTTAAACAATTCTCTATATGTACCATCAGCAGCTTTTTTAACCGGGTCAAGGTCAATAGCTGCCATAGTAAGTTCAGCATTTAATGGATCGGAATAGTATCTTTGAAGATGTCTAATTAGCCTGTTGTTGATAACCTTAGCTTCTTCATCAGACAACACATTGTAGTTACCATCTTTCTTTTGCTTGTCTTTCCAATTGTTGTATTCTAAAATAGACATCTTGCCAGAGTCAAGCATTGTACTTGACAAATAGTAGATTGTAAACTGGTCAACGTCTTGGTCAGAACCATCAATAAGGTTTTTGATAGTATTTACATAACCAACAGAACTAGCATCATTTATAAATCCTACAATGTTGTTAATAAAACCAGAGCCTGGTCCTGATGGAGTACGCATGCCAATGTTATCTTTTAGCGTTATGGCTACAGATGTTATAGCATCGGTGTATTTATCAACTAAGTTTGTTATTTCAGATTGAGCAAAAGCAGTAGATTCTTCAGCCAGTCTTGTTCTTAGTTCTTGCTTAATATCTTCTACAGATTTTTCAAGTGAACCTTCTTTCATTGCTCTATATGAGTCGCCATGCTTTAGCTCCATTTCCTTGTCAACCTTAGCATAAATACTTCCAAACTTTTTATAGTTGTCTTTGAGGTATTTGTTTAAACCATCAACAAACATCATCTCAAAGTAAGTATTTAATCCTGATTGGTTTTCGTTGTACAACACTTCAACTCTAGGCTTACCATTGCTATTGTATTTCATTTCAAAAGAAATGTTATCATTTACATAGTTCTGTATAAGTTCTTTTGTTGCATTGTAGTCTGAACTGGCTTCCATTAGATTGGTCTCACTAACAATGCCATCTTTTTTGCCATACAATCTAAATATTTCATTGAGTCCAACATTTCCAGGTATGTTAAACTTTTTGAACATTACTGCCGGAACAATAGCTTCTCCTTTTGATACATCTAGTAGGTTTTGCTCTGCTAGATATTTCATTTTAATCCTTGAAAAATCCTTTTTGATTTGCTTTTCATTTGCTGGATTTTCCGCTATTGCCTGATTCATGATTGTATCAATAGCTCTAACCTGTGCTAGTTGTTCTACAGATAAATCGGGTTTAGTATCAATTGTAGTATGCTTTAATCCTCTTACAGAGTTTACATCAAAAAGAGAATCAAAACTTACACCCATTTTTGCAGCATGCTTATATGCTTCTGCTAACATAAATACTTCACCAGTTTCTTTATGTTCCACAATATCAATAAAGTTACCACCAGCTTGTACTAGACGCATCGCATCAACCTTTCTTTTAACAGCTTCTTTTCTTAAGAATGCTGCTACATATTGCTGGGCCCTAGTAACTGCACCATGAGAAACATTTAAGCTTATTTGGTCGTCACTGATAATCTCTGATAACATTGTCGTATCATCAGATTGCGACATAGACTTTTTGATTTTACTTTTTACAAAGTTTTCAATAGTTGCTATTTCTTTATTAGACAAACCAACACCAGTTTCAGATGATATTGCACCTGTTTGTATTTTTAGATCCTTTATTCTCTGGTCTACATCTTCACTCCATTTACCTTCATTTGTTATAAAGCGCATTACATTCTCTAATCCTACGCGCATTAAAGAAGATAAATCTGTTGCTATTTCTTGTGCAAGACCTGTATTTAAACTATTTGGATTTGCAAGAATAATAGACATTGCCTGAACCATTGGAGATTCTTCATTATCATCTATTTCTCTTTCAGGATTTAACTGTGTTATTTCCTGTGTATTGTCAAACATGTATGTCCATTTATCATAAGGAGCATCTTCTGTTTGATTTTTCCAGTAATCAACAAGTTCGTAAAAGTTAGTAGGTGCAGCGTCGCCATCTTTAACAAACATTGGCATAGGCCTGCCCTGGTTAAACTGACCATTTGCATCAGAATGCGTTGCTCCTGCGGATTTATTAAATGCAACAAATGGCATCTCAAAATCTTTGGTTTGGTCCTTTTTGTTACCAGTGAACTGTATTGATGATAAATATGGATATTTTGTTTTGTATGTATCAGGATTTTTGGCCCTATAGTCAGCATAGAAATCAACAAGCATTTCAATAGCTCTACTATGATCTTTTTCTCCTTCTTGTGACAGCATACCTTGATTGTTGGTATCTGCTAATACTTTACCAATAAAATCGTATTGACCTACAATGGTATCATTAAACTGACTGTTTTTCCAATCTGCCAAAATAGAATCAACTGCCGGAGCATTGTTTTTGTACTTAAGACTGCCTTCAAGCATGGTTTTAAGATTACCAAACTTACTGTTGATATTACTAAGCGTTTGTTTTAATGCCGTTTCAGTAGCAGATTGATCAAAATAAATCAAATACCTTTGGTATAAACTATCGTTTGCTAGATTATCAATATCAGATTTTTTCAAAAATGATATTTTATTCAAATCTTCACCTTTAATGACTAGTCTTAGTGCTGGATTTAACATATATTCAAACATGTTAGCCATATCAACACTAGAATCCATCATAGATTTTGATACAATAAACCCTGCATGTTTTTTCAAGAAAGTAGAACCATCTTTGTAGTTAAACTGTTGTGCAATAGATTTTTGTATTCTTCTATTTAAGCTACCATTATTTCCTCCAATACTGTTAAAGTACATCTCCATTGAAAATGGATTGTTAAAACTTTGACCATCAAAAACAATGTGTTCTTTGTTTATTTCTCCAAGTAATGTTGATATAGAAGCGTTTACTTTTAGGTCTTTAATAATCATAATTCTGGATTCTTCATCCATGCCATTATGTGTCTTAAATGAAGGAGTAAAACCTGTAGAAGTATGCGATAATGCGCGTTTGTTTCTATTTACACCATACGCTATTGAACCAGTTTCATTTTCATATACAACGCTAGAAAGATGATTTGCTTCTGTACCCTCTATAGCATGATCCGAAAAATAGTTAACCATAGCATGGCCAATAATAAGACCTTTCCAAATAACAGATGGTGTAGTGCCATAAATGTTGATGCCATCTACTACTTTTATTTCGTCTTCATATGGATATAAGTCAAACACGTTTTCACTAGTCATTTTATAACCATCAGCTAATGCTATTTCATTAGTTTCTTTATAATGTTTTTCAAACAAAGAATCTACAATCTTTTGTAAATCATCGTCTGTAAACATATATGTTTGCGTTAAACCTAGATTATCTATGTAGTTTACATAAATCTGCTCATTATTAAAATCGTCTGTTCTTAATACTTCATGTAGCGCAAATGTTATTTGATTATTATCGTCAACATCTATTGTTACTGTATTATTATAGTTTGAATAGTTAAATAGTTGTTGCGCAATACTTCTGAATTTTTGAGTCCCATCTTCATTTCTAGTAAGCACTTTATTCATCATAGAAGCATCGTGCCCTAAATACAATCTGCCACCCTTGTCATTTTTGTTAGCTTTGATTATTAAGAAATCAGAACCTAATCTTAGTCCACTACCTTCAAATCCAACTACATCATCATCAATTATCCAGGCGTCATAATTTTTTAAATACTCAACTAACTTAGCAACAGTTGCATCTCGTTGTGCTTTCCATCCAGGTATAGTTGTATCGATTGGTGATAACCCTAATCCTAGTGAAGCAAAATAAGAACTTGCGTTGTTTGTGATTTTGTTATTAGCTGGGTTCATTAAAAAGTTCATCCACCTGTTAATACTATGAACCTGTGCCTCTTCTTTTATGGCAAAACCTCGTTTAAGTTGACTTGTAATATTTCTTACATCAAGCTTAAATGTATCAACATTGTCAATAGTTTGCTTTGTTAAAAATCCGTTTCCGTTACCATTAAAATGACCTAATCTAACTTCAAACAAATGTTGTCTGCCGCGATTACCGCCATTATTTACTGGTATTAAAACTGGAGATATGTTGTAGGTTAATGCTTTTTGGTTTTCATTTTTGGTAAAGTTCGCCAATGCCGCATGTAGGTTATCCTGTACAGTCATGTTTTTTAACTCAGCAGTTTTGCCAGTTGAGTCTATACCCATCATGTATGGCGTTGAAGATATTACTCCTTTTCTTTCCAGTATTGGGTTTAATATCTTATTGCCTCTAGCATTTGGATTTGTATGTGGGCCCTTTACTACTTCTTCAAACTTTTCAACAAGTGCATCATTTTTACCATTAGAGAACTTATAGTTAAAATTATGAGAGTTGCCAATAGTGTAAAGCTTTCTTCTGCCATCAAGACTTAAAATTGTAGGATTGTTTTCATTATAAGTCATGATTTCAGCAAGTGCCTGAAGCTCTTTATAGAATCCAGTTGGGAAGAAATACTCTTCACCATCTTTTAATATGTTTGAGCCGGCATCTTTATCTAAAATGCTATCTATAGTAGAATCGGTTATTTTGCCGTAGTTTTCTTTTTGTCCAGAATCTTTTGCAGTATTTTGAAGTGCTTGATTGTACAATGGATATACAGGCTGTTTTGCTGTAATCTGGTTTGGATCTACGGTTCTTTCAACAGTATAAACATACATTGATGCTATTAACGGAGCAAGTACGTCACTAAGCGTTTCTATACCATGGGCGTTGCTACCTACTTTTGGAACAGACAATACCTTAGCTGCATTTTTAGCTGTGCTTGACTTACTCATATTAAAGAAATCAGTAAATACTTTTCTGATTATACCACTAATATTTGTTTGTGCACCTTTAGCATACTGTGTAAGTTTATTTATTTCATTTGGTGTCATATTTCTAAACTTACCATTTTCCATAGGCATTATTATTACGCCTAAATCAGATGAATCATTTGTTTTATGCCTGTATCTGATGCCTCTATCTGTCATTGTAAAGTAAGAGTTGGCTTTTTCTTGTCCTTCTTTTACTTTTAATGGTCTTTTTCTATTAATAAACAAATCGACATATCTATCTGGCATTAGACCACCATTGATTTGTAGGTTAGATATAATGCTTTGTTCTAGTTTTAACTTTGTATCATGAGCAGAACTTGATTGTTTGGCCATAGATACAAATGTAGTTCTTTTGCCTTTGCCATATTTCTTTACATTCTCAAACTTATTAGATGTAAGAGAGCCAAAATGCGTAATAACAGAGTTTAAGATTGTTTCTGACAACTTTGATCTTTTGGCAATATTTAGCTCAAACTCATCTTTTGTTAATGGTGTCTGCTTTCTTATTGTTTCATCAGATTCCTTTTCTGTATTTACAGCTGTTAAATATTCAGCGTAAAATCTATCAAGAGCATCTTGGTAATCTTTAGTGCCTCTAGTTTTATTTGACAACTGTTTGTTCCAGTTGTAAATCCTTGTGTGAGATGGATAGTAATACTTATCGGTTCTCTGTTTTGCTTGTGGATCAAAATATGTTTTATAAATAGAGTATGCACTTATAAACTTAGCATCTGAGTTTAATTCTGTTGGATTTGTATTGTTCATCATTTTACTGTTAATGAACATTTCCATACTTTTAGCAAAAGCTTCTATGCCGTCTTGACTATTACCAATCCAAAGATTACTATGAATGTCAGTAAGTATTTTGTTTGCTACTTCATAGTTTAGTTTTTTACCACGCATTTCAACAACACTACCATCAGGCAAAAACTGATATACCGGGATAGTATTAAGCATCAGTTTCATTATATCCGATTGCTTATCCATAGGATTTGTATCCTCTTCATTTTTCCTGATATTAGCATCTTGTACTCTAATGAGTGATTCTAGAATATCACTGTATCTTACCTGGCCATCTCTATTTATAATCGTATCAACATCAAGAGAAGGGAATATTCTATTGATCATTGCTTTAAATACTTTGCTATTGAGTAGCATTGCATTTTTATACAAAACCTTGTCTTTGTTGCTGATGATACCTTTAAGTTTCATCTTGCCTTCTACTGTCTTGTCGACAACACTTACAAGTCCATTTACCGTTTCTATTTCAAATTCATCAACAGACTTTTGTAGCAATCTTCTAAACTCTTCTCTCTGTCTTTTTTCAGTAAAAAATACACCCTGAGAGTTTGGAACGGCAGTTTTATATCCTTTAATGCTTTCATCATAATATTGTAAATGCAGACCAGTTACTGAGTTTCCATTTTCATCAGTTGCATTATAGTTCCAGCGTAAAAATGGTCTGGTGTAATCAACAGTAAGTTCTCTGATTACTGGTAAAAACATTGACTTACCATTTATCACTTGTTCTTTATAGATTGTATTGCCATTTTCATCAGTATCGTACATTACCTTTTCTCTAGAATTGTTTTCAATCCTATTGATCATATCTGTAAATGACATGGCACCATCTAAAAACATACGTCTGTTCATAGATGGCATAATAACTTCCTTAGCTGCTATTTCCGCAACATTATTAGCTACCTGTCTTGCTATCTGATTATCGTAAAAAAAGTTATTAGCTACAGTATTAAAAGATGAATCGTCATATATTATTCTTGAATAAAGACTATCATACGGCATTTCATCTCTAACAGTATTTAATGCCATTCCGGATAGTGATTTATACTTTTTGGCTACATATAAATCATAGTAAAAATCATTTATTTTGTCATTGATAATACCTATCCTTGACATAAATCTATTAAACCAGTCAAAGAAAGATCTCATTACTTTTGAAATACCTTTAAGGTTTCTTCTGTCTGATTTATATCTTTCTCCATCATCTGCAAGGTGTTCTGCGACAGTTCTTCTTGCATCAAGGTCATTTCTCCAGTTGCCTTGTTTTTGTGTTACTCCATACTTTTTATCTACCTCATCAAATAATACAGCTTGATATTCATCTGTAATTAAAAACTCAGATACATAGTGTGATATTTCGTGACTTAATGTTTTAGGATTAAATGCACTATTATGCATGTTCATGTGTATCTTTCCAAGCTTGTCTACAAAACCATGATATAAATCTGATTTTATAATGCCTAGTTGAATGCCCTCACCAAGAATATCTTCAAGTTCTGATTGTATTTCAGCAAATGAACTAGTATAATTTTCTAGTTCTTGTTGATTTGTTATTTTAGAAGCAAGACCTTTTGTATCATCAAGTAATATGCCGGCAGAAATATCCATTACAGGCATTCTTAAAAATAGTCCTTTAACGGTTGACATATATTCTATGCCAGTAACTTCTTTACCGCTTTGTAATTTTGTATTTAGCCTAAACTGAGACACTAAACTTTCGTGTTTATAAGGATAAAGCATTTTTACTGGATATAAAAATGCAGCCAAATCATTTAAAACTTCAAGTCTTAGTTTAAGCCTTTCTTCTATAGTTGTTTTATTTTCTGCATCTTTTTCAGTGTATAGTTTTTGAGCTATTACTGCATTATTTAAAAGTGCAAAAGAGTTGTTAAATGCAAATATAGAATCAGTACCCTGAAGCGCTTGTTTATTTACAGCTTCATTTGGTAATATTTGATTTACAGCATTTTGCAAAATACCGCGCATTCTATTTACTTCGTTGAGCATAAGGTTTTTCTGCTCATCGTTCATATTGCTTGCAGTAACAGACTGGAATATTATTTTCTGTCCATTGTCTTTATTACCAAAATGTGCTATTGCATAAGTTTCTGCTATACCATTTTTATTAACTCCTTGGAATGTTTCTGTAAGTTCCATACCGTACATACCAACCATGTCTTTTACCTGACTGTATGACATTACTGGAATGTCTTTATGGAATCCAATAAATGAAGATGCACTAATATTGTTTTTAGTAGCAGATGTATAAAACTCTGTTCTATTAGAGTTGTATAACTTTTCTACTATACCAAATAATGTATTGTTGTACACTTCAAGATTTTCTTGTTGTGGATTATCTGGTACAGTTTTATTTGCTCTTTGTGGATCTTGTAGGTAGTGTGTTGTAAAATATTCAAATCCTTTGCCATTGTCAATAGATACTTGAAGTACGTACGGAAATGCTGTATTTACACTACCATTCCAGTCTACTGTAGGCATGCCTTTAACAATATCAATCTTTACTTCAAATCTTTGACCTAGATTTTTATATAGCATTGCCGTTGTATTAGCCATTTCTTGGTACTTAGCAGCTAATGCCTTCTTGTCTGTTAATGGCCCCATTGCAGGAGTGTAGCCAATAGTTTTACCAAACAATGTTAATATGCCTGATTGCGTAAATGATATTAAAGCATTTTCATACTTGTCTAAAATATCAATAGAAGGAGATAATGCAAGTTCACTAAATTTTTCTAATGGTATTACCATTTTCAATTCTGATGTTTTAACAGAATATGTTCCATCGTCATTTGATATTATTCTAGTAACTTTTATTATTTTCCCATTTTTATCTCTATAAGTACCACCGACAACAACCACAAATGGATTGCCGTTAACAAAAGTTGTGACTAGATTTACATTGTTTTCGCCTGTTTTAAGTGTCAATCCAAACTCACCGTTATCAATAGATGATTCTATATTAGAATGGTCTGTATCTGTATCTTGATTGCCATCTAAGTTATTAAGTTCGTCTTCTGGCATGTCTCCCTGGTTGCTTACGTTTTGCTCGTATGCGGTTACCGGTTCGTTTGTTTCTTCTTCGGGTGTCTCTTGTTGTTCTTCGTATTGCTTTTTATTTTTATTTGTTGTTTTACGTTTTCTATTATTAGTTTTAACCTGTGTTGTTTTCTTTGGACTATTAGAGTTTGATTTTACACCTTTACCTTTTGTGTTATTTGCTGCAGCATTTTCTTTAGGTGCTTCTTCTTGTTGATTTAAATCATCTGTTTGAACAACTGGCGCTTTTGGCTTATTTGTATTTTTTACAGGTGCCGGCACGGCTTTTACTGCAGTAAGTCCTTTTACTACACCAGATACTCTATTCCAAAGTTGTTGCTTTCTTTCAACTTTTGCTTCAACGCTATCATCAAACGATTCTATTTTGTCTTCACTGACTTTAACAGAGTTTTTGTTGCCTAGTCCATCGCCTGTGTAAACAGATACAAACTGAGACGCGCGGCTAACAGCAGTAAGCATGTACATGTTGTACAACTTATTATTGTTATATTGGCTTTTTGTGTCAGTTGTGCTATATGGCATGTAAACATAAACTTCACCAACCAATGTTCTGCCTTGCGGAGATTTGTTTAACTGAGTCATTAAAAATACTCTGTCGTGCTTATCAGGTGATATATCATTTATTATATCATTGTACTCCTTTTCAGAATGCACAATAATATAACCTATACCAGATTCAACTGCAGCTTTTGATTCAGCTAAAAATCCATCCTTGTCATTGTTTAACTTGACACCTTTTTTTACATTATCATCTTCGCTGTACGAATAACCAAATAGTTGTGGAGGGCCTAGTTCATTGTTTTTAGCATTTCTCCTAAACTCAGTTTGTATTTTATAGATTTCAATAAAGCTACTTCTTTTTACTGAAGTAATATTAAAACCATGTTGAGTGAACTGTTCTATTCTTGGTGAATTGTCATATATTTCACCAGATGGAGGTGCTTGTAATGTGTCGCCAAGCAGAAATACTGTATTAGATTCATCAATAAAACCTACATTGTCTACGGTAGATATTTTTTTACCACCTATTTTGCTATAGTTAAATGCAATGGAGTTTTTCTCTTCGTCGCTGTACAATGATATCTCATCGGCAAATATTACATAGTCTTTGTATTGATCTTGTTTTTTTACAAAATCACTAACAAGGTAAAATTCAGCATGAACACCTTTAGGGAAGATATTTTTTACTGTGTTTTCAAGTATATTTTTTTGCTCTATGTTAGGCGCTATAAAAACAAAGTTCTTTTTACCTAATGATAATGCAATCTCAGATAATGTTTTGATTACAAAGGTAGATTTTCCTACACCACCGTAACCAAAAAATGACATTACATTGTCTTTTATATGTTTACCATTTGTATTATATTTTCCAGTTGAAGAATTTTTTACTCTTTCATATAAACCTTTCGCTTTATTAGATCTGCCTTCTCTACTTGCACCTATTTTCATAGTACTTTTTACATGATCTAGTAACTCTATAAATGCTACATCTGGATTTGCTTCGTTTCTTTTTATGTTTTCTGACAAGTGAGTAATACCTATCATTACGTTCATAATCTGTTCTGCCGTATGGTCACCTGCAGGATATTTTGACTTATCAAGTTCAAACTTTTGACTAGCATCTACAGCATCAATAACATTACTTATAGCACCAAATGCAATCATTGGGTCTACATTCATCATCATGTTTATGGCATGATAATAAAATAGTTCTCTATAAGAGTTATTTTTGTTATAATATTTGCTAGTAGTATATCCATTTTTAAATGCTTCAAAATCAAGCATTAAATCAAATCCTTCAAGGAACATACCTTGTTCTTGTGCACTAGGCACAGTGTCTTTGCTTTCTACTTTAGCGCTCCAAAACTTATCAAATGCACCTTTAAATTCATTTTTCTGATCTGGTGTAAGATTTTGAATAAAATAATGCATCCACTGATATGCTTGCATTACTTCTGTTTCGCTTGAATCCAAAGATATTTCACCAGGAAACTTTACTGTTTGTCCATTAACAACAATATCATCACCATTTAACTCTGCAACAAGTTCATTATAAACATGTGCCTGCATTTTAATGACGTTATCTTTTAACTCATTAAGTTTGTTATCTCGGTCATCTTTTGAAAGTGTACTAACAGCAACATTCATAAAATAAGATCTATCTACTGCTAGTTTATTTATATAAGCAGGTAGATTTACTTCATTAAATGTTTGCATATCCATATACTCTTCCTGTACAGGAGAAAGTATTTTATTTTCAGATAACATTTTTGCCCATTTATAAACAGATAACATTTCCTCTTGGTCTGTTATGTTTTTGTTTATTTCTTTGAGCTTTTCTTTCATTTGAGCAGTAAGAACTTTTGTCTCATCATACTCTTTTGCAATTTTGTTAAGTTCTTCTCTTATATTCATCCCACCAACAGTAGGCATTTTTAAGAATAGTTCATTAACGTCATCTATTTCTAAAAAGTCAAATAACTGAGAATCATCTACTAGTGTACTTCTGTCAACTGCTTTTTTACCATCAACTTTAATCTGATTAGAGTCCTCGGCAATAAACATTTCTCCGTTGTATTCAAAAGAATCTTTGCCTTGTGCTTTTGCAGCATCCTGCATTGACACAAATGTCTTTTCATCTATTTCGGTTTCAACATCTTTGTTGACTTTTTTGTATTTTCTTTGGTTGGCTTGTTGGGTAAAATAATCACCATTATTCCATTCTCCAGTTCTTGTATCTATTCCTCCACCAGGAACATATTTTACTGCGCCTCTATTCTTAAGTAATGTTTTGGCATTTTTTACTTCATTATCAACACCATTAAGAGAACTAAATCTTTCTACTTTATCTTTCTTTTTACCAAGTACTTCATCGATAGCAGCATCTATTTCGTCATTGCCAGTTTTGTTGTATAAATCATCAAACGTGACATCGTCAAACCCAAACTTTTCTCTTACTGAGTTAAAATCATTATCAAGTTCAACTTGTATTTTTTCTCTTTCGTCATTGATTTTTTTGCTAATATCATCAATCTTTTTACCTACAATTTCTTGAAGATGATTTCCATTAACTTTTTGCAATACTTCAATAATACTGTCAGGATTATTGAAATCAATAGAGTCAAACTCTCCTACAAAATCATTACTTTGCTTAGTTCTTTCTTCTATTGTAGCTTTTGACTGCTTAAACTGTTCTAGTATTTCTCTACTATTATAGATAAGATTTAATGCTTTTTCCTGGTCTTTCCACAAGTCCCTTGTTTCTGCATTATTAATAGAATCATCAAATGCTTTTTGTGCTTTTTGTCTTTTAACTTCTGGATCTGTTTCGTTTTCTATACTATTGTATAGATTGTTGTATTCATTATTTACTAACAAACCACGGACAAATGTTTGGGCTCTATAGTTTTCAATAGCTTTTCCGGACAATACATCATCGGCTAGTTTACTTACTTGTTTTAAATCTACTTCTTTTTCTTGTATTTGCCTTTCTAGTTCTTTATAGTTTACATCTTCAGGTTTTGTGTTTTGAAGTTGTACTTTTAATCCTTCTATTTCAGTTGATAGTTTTTTAGCATTTACAAGATTATCTACAGTATCAGTTAATAATCTCATATCACCACCAGCAATACGAGATATTTTATCAGGGTCAGTAAGTTTAAATGTTTTTATTATTTGAGATGCAGCTCTAACGTCTTCAACCAATGCTTCAAATGCTATATCATTTCTACTTTTTATATCTTTTCTTTCTGTCTCAGGAAACATTGACAAAAAGTTATCACTAGGATCTGTTATCTTAGAATCAAATCCAACTCTTTCTTTCCAACTTACTAATGCATCATAAGCCTTGTCAAAATCACCACCAAATTGTAGTGCATATTCTATTGCATGTTTGTCAGAAAAATTTCTTTTCATTCTACCGCCAAATATAGCACCCATGATACCACCACCAATAGCACCAGCAAAAAACTCATCATAAGGTTTAGAATGTACCGTGTTGTCAAACATACCCTTGCCAGGAGTAGCATACTTATCAGGACCATCAATGCCAATCATTCCTGCATTATATGCCTCTTTAAACCAATAGTTCATGCGCTTTTCTATTTCTTCTTCCCATCCTTCTTCCCATGCAGACGCAACAAAGCCTCTAGTTCTACCCATTAAGGTTTTTGGTGTAGTTGTATAGCCAAAACGTATTGGTGCACTTAATAACCTTTGTGTTCCATTTAATAGATTTTGACCTAAATTTTTACCAAGTTTACCTGTTGCTACAACTGTTTTTAATCCATTAAGATAGTATCTTCCAAGTGTAGATGACGCTGCTTCTTTAGCAGCTTCTTTTTCTGCAGCAGAAGCTGTTTTAGATATTATAGTAGGTGCAAACTTTTTCATAACTTCTGAAGTTCCTTTAGCCATGTTTTGCTCTACAATCTCTCTACTAGCTTTATTGGCAAAACCATCAGCTATACCTGTTGCACCAAGAAACTTTGATGTAAACTTTTCAGCCGCAAACACAGTTCCTCCAGCAAGAAGATTCATAAACATTCTATCATTATCAGATAGTCCTGCAGCCTTTCCCTCTTCATTCATACCATTTGCAGCATAAATAGCACCAAACATATGTGGAGCGCCATTCATCATTCTAGCGGCAAACTGACCACCTTTACCTAATGCTTGTACGTATGCAGATGCACCACCAGTTAAAAATCCAATACCAGCTTGCGCGGCAAGTTGTGGAAGCATGTTAGATACTGTACCAAATCCTGCTCTCCAAGAGCCAAACATACCTTCGTTTTCTGCAGCTTCAGATATCTTAGATTTTTGTGCATTGCCATAATTTTGAACAGACCTACCCCATTTTTGCCATGAGTTTACATCATCGCTACCTGACATAAACTTACCCATAGTACCCATTGTTTCTACCATGCTACCCCACATGTTAGTTGTTAAGTCTACAGTACCATTATAAAAACTATCTGATACGTGTTGAAAAAATCCAGAATCTTTTTCTTTTGTACCCCATGTTGATCTTAACTGGTTGCCAGCAATAACATCATCTTCATCAACTTCAACCCACATTTTGTTAGCATTATCCATTACTAACATTTTCTTAGTACCATCCTCGGCATATCTATAAGGAGATCCAAAGTGATTAGATCTTTGGTATGCTTCAATACTTTTAAACTCTCCTAATCCACCATTGGCTTTTGGATCAAAATATTTTTTTCTTGATTCTGCTATCTGTTCATTATTTAAAACCTGTCTTCTTGTTCCACGAAGACCATATTCATATCCTATTTCAGAAAGTCTTTTTTGAGAATCAACATATTGATATTTTGAAGCATTTTCAGGACTAATGCCCCATGCTTTAGGATGTGCTTGTATTGGTAATCCAGGCTTAGATTCTGCTGGTCTTCTTATAGATTGCAAAAAATCATAACTTGCATCTCTATTTTGGTCATACCTTCTACTCAAAGCTGCTTCATACATATCTTCTTCCATATATGTGCGATACAACTTTTGATATTGCATTGGACTCATGTTACCAATAGAAGGTTGATTTACTCTATAACTATCTTCAAGAGTCATAGGAACAACAGTCCAACCTAGCTCTTTAGCTTCATATTCTGTTATGTTGTTAAGCTTAAGAGTAATAGGGTCAACAAATTGTTGTTTTTGCGGTTCCGGATTGTTGTTTGTTTGTTCCGGTAAGTTATTATTGTTTGGATCTGGGCCTGCCATATTTATTCAGTTTTTGGATTAGCTTTTGCTTTATTTGTTGAATACTTATCTGGTGGTGACGCTGATTTAAAACGATTATTATGATGTGTAATAATCTTTTGTTTTGTTTTTTCTGCATTAGCAGCTGCCATTTGTGCTTGTACTTCTACTGCAGTAGTAACTCTATATAATTCCTCTCCTTTACTATTTTTTTCTTCTTGTAAATATAGTTGAGACTTTGCCCAGTCTTTTACTTTACCATCTATCCCAACTATTGTTTCATTTACAAGTTTTGGAGATTTGTCCCAGTTTGCAGTACCTTGAACATTATTTCTTATTGCTAATGATTTTGCTATTATATTTTTTCTTTCAATATAATCTGTTGTATACAAAGTTTTTTCTAATTCTTTATAGGCATTTGAACCTATTTGTATTTTGGCCGCTTTTGCTAATTCATTTACATTTTTTCTTGCAAGTTCTATTTTTTCTTTTGGAGCATTTGGTCTATCATCTCCATATATTGCATATTTTCTATCAAGTTTTTCAGCTTCATCCCAAAACACTTTTTTTGTATCATCTTGTGCGTATGCTGGCATTTGTCTTGTAAGAGTAGTTCCATTAGTAGTCCAGTAAGCAATTATATCTGCTTTTTTTCCTATAAGATTTACATTGGATGTAATAGAAGTACCACTTTCAGCTATTGCATTTGCGCCACCTGTAGAATTTAATTCAAATAATACTTTTTCAGAATTTTTACCCATTCCTGCAACTCTTTTAGTTTTATCAGGATTTCCATTAGTTGTAGCCATACCATTTTGAATATTCCAATATCCATTTGTACCATAATCAACTTTACTATTAAAGTCTTTTAATTGTTCTGCATTCATTTGATCTACTACTGATAAAGGAATAAATGCACCTTGTTTATATTCTTTACCATTTATTGTCATTTTATACTTCGCTTTAGCTCCTGCATTAGACGCTATGCCAAGATTTACAAATGAATGTTCTTCATCTATACTTTCAAATCTAAATACACCGCCAAATAACTGTCCTCCATTAACTACAGTAGTTCCTACTTGTGCAAGTTGATTATTAAATAGTTGACTTGCTGTTTTGCCTATTTTATTTCCTCCAATGTCATCAAACCATGAAGCATTGATTAATTTTAATAAATCTTCATCTTGATATACAACTGTTGCTTTTGTTCCATCAAAAGATGTCATACCTTGTATGCCATACGTTAAATAATTATCATTTAATGTTTTATGTGCGTTTTTTGCTTTTTTTGTTTTTTCTTCTGCATATGCTTCAGCTTCATCTTCAGACATGTTTTGTTCTTCTATTGCATGTTTTTTCATTGCAGCTTTATATATATTTATTTTATCACCACTAAAGTCAGGATTTGGTAAATATGTAGTTTTGCCATTTTCATCTTTATTTAATATAAACGGTGAAACGCTTGAATATGTCATTTCATTTAAATCATCATCTGATGTGTATCGAGTAGATTCATTTTTATAATCTGATACTAACTCGCTCCATGATTGTTTTCCTGTAAAAAAATCAGCAAGTTCACTAACAATACTATAATCTCCTAAGTCGCCACCTAAAAGTTTTTTAAATTGATCTTCTTCTATACCAATATTATTAGCTACTGCCACAGAGAAATCTTCTTGGTTTGCTGCTAGCACTGCTGCTTCTGCGGCTTTTGCATCATTAGCCATTTGTTGCCAAGTTTCAGTAGCTGTAATAGTTTTAGTTTGATCGGATTTAAAACTATCAACAGTAGTTAATCTTTTATTAGTTTCAGCATCTACTATATCATATATAAATCTTTGATAATCTCCTAGTAAAGCATCTTGGTCTAATGTACCACCAATGTCATTTCCATTTTCATCTTTTGTTCCTGCTTTAAAATAATATCCATCATGTGTTTTGTAGTAATTTTTGCCAGCTTCTTGATTTTTTGTATTCCAGTCTTCTACAGCTTTTTTGTATTCTGCTTCTTTTACGTTACCTTTTGCATCTAAATAATCACCTTGATTTGGTTGACCATCTGTAAATACATCATTATAAGCTTTTGATTGAAATATTGCTTTTACACTTTTATTTCCGGGAAGACCAACTTTACTTGCAGGAACAGTTTCTGCTGTTAATGATAAAAACTTACCAGCTAAACCATTTGCCATATCATCACCTTCCATACCTTTTCCAAAACTACCACTAAAAGCACTTTGCAAAGCTTGTTGTTTTACTGCTTCTAATTGTCCTATTTGTCTAGGATTTTCTCCATAAATATTATTATTACTTTTTTTAGTAGTTACTGAATTATTATGTTCAGATACTAAAAAAGTCCAATCATCTTTTAAATCTTGATATATTTGATCAGAACCACCACCAGTTGAAAACTCACTTGTTCCTAATCCAGCATATCTTTCATTTAATGCTTTTAAGGCATCGTCAAATGTTGCTATATCTGAAGTAAATGAAAAATCTTCCATCCAAGCAAACTCACCAGGCCTAGTTACTTTTAAACCTTCAGGTGTTTGTCCACGTTGCATAAAATATGACCAATCAGAATGAGCCATACCTATGCCGTATCTAGAAAGTGCATCCATATTTATCATGCCAGATGCTCCTTTTTCTTTTACAAGTGCATCATATGCATCAAGTCTTTGTTTATTATTTTCAAGCCTTTGCTTAACAGCTGGATTAGTAATTTCATTTTGTTCATTAATCAATCTACGGTATTCAGGCTGTGAAGTAACAACGTCAGTGCCAAACCAATTTACAAGATTTTTTATTTCTTGTTGATTTTTTGTATAGTTATCATACCATTGTTCTGTTTGTCCAGTTGTTCCTTTAATGTCAGGATCTTTTTCATCTCCTTTAGCAGTTGTTCCGGTTGATGATGCTTTTTTATTCATCATTAACTGCTGTATAAGAGGAGTTAAATCAAGCGCCTTTCTTTCTAAAGGTACTGTTGGAATGTCGACTGTGCCGCCTGTTGTTACAAAAGATGGAAATGTCATAGTTATAAATATAAAGGCTTGATCATTCAAAGATAAACAAGCCATTGTTAATAAAAAAATATTTTTGAATATTTCTATCCGCCAAATTCTAAAGACTGCTTACTTCGGTCTAATGCCTCTTTCACCGTTTCTAATAGTTGTTCTGTAGTGTAATAACCCCTTTGCTGCATGTACTGGTCTGCAAACTTTTTTCGTTCACCAGATTCGTTACGTTCATTTCCTATTTCAGTCCAAAATTGTTGCATCTCTTCGAACTGTTTGTATGATTTATCTTCAGTAAATGCCTTGCTGCTTGCTTCTGCTTTTTGGTACTCTGCAACTGCTTTATTGTAATCATCATCATTAGCATATTTTGTTTTATCAGGTGCTACGCCGCCAGGATATAATCTTTGAAAGTTTTCATAATTATTTTTATTTTGATAGTAGGATTTAGTAAATGTAGGGTCCATTGCTATTCTTTGATAGTCACTATACCTTGGCGACATTTCACCATAGTATTCTTTTAGTGCTCCAAATTTTTCATTTTTAATTTTATCTGTAGACATTTGATCTAGTGTTTTAGTCCAGTGTTGGGCCCATGCAGATTTATATTCATCTGAATCCATTGCATCTTTATGCATCTGATATTGAAGCATTGCATTTTGAATATCAAGATTAGATTGAATAGCAGCTTTATTTACAGTATCTTGTTTGCTAGCAATATCTTTCATGTTTACATATTTTGCGTATGCACCGGCAGTATCACCAAGTCTTTGCAACTGAGCAGATACCATTTGGTCTTTGTATTGTTGAGCTTGTTGTTGAATCTGGTAGTTAGTAGCAGCCTCTTGGTTTAGCATTTGTGTTTGTTGCTGCTGCTCCTGCATAGATATCTGCTGATTGATACCTTGTATCTGCTGCTCGGCGCCAGCTTGTTGCATACCTACATTCATAAGACCTTGTTGAGTGCCTGATGTTACTGCAGAAAGACCTTTCATAAGGTCGCTTGCCTGCGATATGTTTTCTCTTTGTAATCTATATGCCTGTGTGCCTTGATCGCGCATCTGAGAACGCATAGCATCGTATGGTGTAGGGTCTAATCTTTGTCTTTCATAATGAGGTATTTTCATCTGCAAAGATGGTGGCTGTGGCTGCACCATATTTCTAATAAGTGCAGTAGCGTCAAGCATAGACTTACCTAGATAGTATGCTTCTGGTACGCCAAACTTGTTTTTTTTCTCTTGTGTTTCTGTTGTAGTTGTTGTAGTTGTTTCTGGTTTTGGAACTGGCACCTTATAACCTGTTGACCGAATTTTGTTATTATTTGGGTTAATACCGGTCATTAGTTTTATAGATGGAGCTAAAAAGTTTAAAGCATCATTGTACTTTTTTCTAAATTCAGGATCATCTTTTATTTCAGGTTCTTGTTGTCTTTGAGCTCTAATGTATTCTACATCGTCTTTATATGGTGAAATGTCTAAACTTACTTGTGGCTCATCTGTTGCAAAACCTAAATCAGGTAAAATATTTTGATCAAATTGTTTTTTAACTGGCAATCCTGTAAAAGGATCGTACTCTAGTGTTTCAGGGTTTACTAAATCTGGATTTGGTATAGGAACAGTTGTCCCCATTACATCTTCTATTTTGAAGTTTTGTAGAGGCTGTATGTTTGGTATAGGATTTCTTACATCCTCTATTTTAAAGTTTTGTAATGGTTGTATATTTGGCGTTGTACTTGAAGATACTGGAGCTCCTGCATTGTCATATTCTTCATCTAATTTAGAATAATCAATAGGTTGTATTCTATCGCGCAATAATACAGGTTGATTTGATTCTCTTGGTTGTATTTGTGGACTAGAAGTAGGATCTGTGTAAAATGATTTATCAGGAAACATTCTATCGTAGTTATTTATTCCTATTTCACTTTTTCCTCTGTTTAGGACTATTTTTTTACTTCCTTCATCAAACATTTGAATGTAGTTTTCATCAGTCATATTCATTCTATTATCAATAGGATTACTCCATGGTACTGCTCTGGGAAATGATCCAACTGATGTACTGTCGTATAGATATGGATAATATTGATATTGTGGAAATGTTCCTTCATCTTTAGCTTCAATACCTGACTGTGCCTGTAAATATGGATTGTATTTCATGGTTTTATTTTAGATTTGGATCAAGAAATATTTTATGTTTTTTGCCAGCTATTTCTATTGTATGGTATTTTCCTTTAGCTTTATCAAACATTTGTGGTATAGTTACAGTGTGTGTTTTGTTTGTAATATTGTCTTTTACAACAATTTTACTTTTTGTATAAGACGGTCCAGATGAATCATATTTTCTCAATACCGTTACTCCAGATTTTTTTTGAGATATTTTCTCAGCAGACACAGATGCAGCTCTAGATTTTACTGAATATTTTTTATTATCAGTAGTTTTGTTTTGATTATTTTTTATAAAATCAGCAGTATTACCAATAAAACTACTTAATGCATTTCCAGCATAATCAACAGAACTTTGAAGTCCACCCATCATATCAGATGCCGATGGAAAGAAAGAGCCTTTTTTAGATTTCTTTTCTTTTTTAACAAAGTCATCTGTGTATTTTTCGCTTTCATCTGGTTGTATATCTTCATCAGGAATAGTTACAACTGTAAACCCTGTCTTTTTATCAATGTAGTATTCATACCCTAGTTCATTTACAAGTCTTGGAGATTTTTTAGGAGTTTCTTTAACTGCTTGTTGTTTTTTAGGTGGTTTAAAATAATCATAAATGCTATCAACAAGAGTTTTTTCCCTCTTTTCTTCTTTTTTTGGTTGCTCTACAGTAGCTTTTGGGGCAGGTCCTTTTGGAGACTTGCCTGTTGCCTGCATTTCATCCCATTGCTTTTTGTACTCGGCTAGCCATTTATCTTTAAAACCCTCTGGTCTTGTGTATTGACCACTTGCTTCGTATGCACGCATAGCACCAAGAGTTTTTTCTCCAATAATATCATCTTCACTAAGCAAATCCATTTTTGCATTACCAGTAGATATGTCTTTTCTTATCAACTCATTTAACTTTATTTGTTCTTGTTTTGCATATCCAAAATTTGGCAATGTTTTATCAACTTCTTTTTTTCTAAAGGATTGTACGGCTTCTTTGTAATTTAACTGATTTGTTCCTTGCATTGCATTGTCAGTAATCTGCATAGGTTTTTCATTGGAAATAACGCTTGCGTCATAAGTAGGTTCTGCTACATTAAACGCACCACTACTTAATGCTATTTCTTTATCAGCAGATGTAGATGCCAGACCTCCAGCTTGATATTTTCTTACATCATTTTTTTTTTTTGACATCCATCCGGTTTTACCGCCAAACGTGTATTTCCCACCACCGCACTTCATGCAGGAGCTTATAGTGCCACCAGACTTATGCATCTTACCACCACATTTCATACAAGCGCGACCACCAGATTTCATATCATCATCTTCCTCATACTTTTCTTTTTTAGAATCCATATCACATCCACATTTTGCACAGGTTTTACCACCAGATTTCATTTGGCAACCGCCTTTACATTTTGTCATGACTTTATATTTTTAATGTTATAGATTTTATTGTTAACTTCTTTTACCGCCTGATGAATAAGGCTCACCACGAAGATAAGCTTTTTCCGCGTTATCTAACATCTTCTCTTTGATTTTATTAAACTCTGGAAGCGTGCTTGCCATGTCTAAGGCCTTGTAATATTTCTTTGGAAATACTAGTGTGCCTGCTCTAAGATGTAGCTTTACACCGCCTTCTTCGTGCGTAGGAGCATCTGCAGGAATCTCTTTAAGTAAGTTACCTTTTGGGTCGTAAATGCGCTCGCTACGTTCTACTTCTACTGGAACCAAATCAGATTCACCTCCTTTTTCCATTTTAGGATTATATTTAAATTCTGATTTTTTTACTCCTTTTGCAGAAGATAAATTAGGTTTAACATTATCATTATAAATATCATCTACAGTATCAAATATATCTACACCTTTTGCAATATTATAAGCATTACTACCTGCTTTAAACATTTTACCAACTAATGGCAAAGCTGAAATAGGTTCTGTAATATCACTATATGTAAACTTTCCATCAGTCCAAGCGTCATATACATCAGGATAAGATGTTATACCACTTGGATCTATAGTTTCTAAAATATTGTACGGTAATGATTTATTAAATTGAGACGAAATTACAAGATTGGGTGAACTTGCACCTCCTGGTTTTCCTGGTGTTGGATTACTCCATTGATATTGATATTCATTTTTAGTTTTTGCTTTAAGCCCTTCTTGTCCTTTATCATACATCATAGGAGCAATGTTTTTATAGTTTTCACCAAAGTAACTTGCATCTTGCGGAGATTCAAATCTCATGGCTTCTTTGTTATATGGATTAGCATATCTATTAAAAAATAGATTGCCATCTTGTCCTTCTTGTATTATTGGAAACATTACATTACCATCACCAGTTGTGTAATGAGTTCCAGTAGCACCGGCCGGAACATCTACTTTTTCATCATAAAACATTTCATCGCCAGTAAATGTATATTCTTTTGGATATAATGATGTCATACGTTTTGCAGCAAGATTTCCAAACTCTGCATCAGTTGCCATTCTTGCTTTCATCATTCCATTCATAGCAGCTGTATAATCACTAGATACTGGATTATAATCAGAAAACATATTTTTAGGAGCTTCAGGTAAGTTTGATTCTAATCCGTATTGTCCTTTAGCGTAACTATTATCGTTACCGCATTTGTGACATTTGTAAGGTTCACTACCTCCATCGGAAATATCCCATGACCATCCGCAATCACAGTTTACTTTTTCATTTGATGATTTAACGTAGATACCAGAACGTGCTTTTAAGTATGGGTTAGTATCGCCACCAAATCTTTTTTGTGGAGTTTCTTTGTTTAACTGACTTGCGCCGGCAGCAGTGGCAGCTCCACCACCAATACTAAATGCTTTTATTTCTGCTTTGCCTTGTTTATATGCATCTGGTATATCAAACTCATACCAAGTATTTCCTTTTGCATCGGTAACAGTATTAATTTTAACACCTAGTGTTTTTTGTATCATCTTAGGTGTATCATCATATTTTCTTAATATTGTTTCATGTTGATCTGCATAAACATCTTTTCCTGGTTTATATTTATACTTGTTTATTTCAGCTAACTCTTCTTCAAATGGTTTAATAATACTATTAAATCTTGGATCATCGCCATATGTTGCGTAATGTTCTGATATTGCAAATTCTAATCCTCTTTTTCTACCATTAAGTTTTTCTATTTCTTCAGAAGATAATGCTTTTTTTACAGGACTATAACCTTGTATTTTTGCGGCCGTTTCTCTTGTTGGATATCTTGCCTTTTGTTTACCTTGTTCTGCAGCATACTGTACATTTTCTTGCAATAATCTTTCTTGATGTGCTTTTCCAAGAAACTCTTTTTGTTCTTGATTGGCCATAGTTCCTTTATTAAGTCTTATATCTCTTTCTTTTGCTTTTAGGATGTCTTCAAATTGTTTGATTTGATAACCTTCCATTTTATCTCCAGCTAAAGACATATTATTTTTTTTCATGTATTCTAAATCGGCATAACCATCAGCCAAGTCTTTTTCCATTTTTTCAATTCTTGGATTCCATTTTTCATAATCTATTTTAACTGGATTTTTACCAGCACCACTCTGCCAATAATCACTTTGTTGTTCTATAAAATGCACTATATCAGGTTCTTCTTTAGATATCATTGTTCTTGTATGGGCTAATGCAGCATCATTATAATGTCTAGCATCACCTTTTCCAAATTTATCTATATTTTGATATGTAAATGTTTTTGTTTCAGGAATTTCAGTTAAAAGTTTTTCATATTCTGCCTTTTTTGGATAGGTATTTTTGAAAAAATCATCAGCTATATTTTTTTCGTAATTTAAATGATTATCTATTTTATCAGCTGGTATATATTGTCCACGACCAAATCTATCTGTTATTAAATATTTTTCTTCGCCATTATCTATAATTTTTCTTAAATCTTCTTTTTTTATATTTTTTATTGTACTATAATATTGAGATTCATCTATTATATTTTGTATTGAAGATTTATAAGATTCTGGTTTTAATCCTGGATAATCTAATCTACCTACTCCATAATTTGCCCAATTATCGTCTTCTATTATATTTCTTTCTAATGTTACTGCTTCTTCTTGAACAGCTTTTCTAAACTCATTGTAGTCTATTTTTTGTTTTCCAGCAAACTTTTCATCAAGAACTTTTTGTAATGTAAACTTATCTGCTGCACTTACATCTGATTTATTTATGTGTGCTTGTATATTACTAACATTTAACTCTCCAGTTTTAGATAATTGTTTTTCAAATGGAGAACCTGACATAGTAGATTTAATATGCAATCCTGGCATTTCTTGCATAGTCCAAGGAGTATATTCTTTTGCTACTGCTTGCGTTGCATTAACTGCAAGTTGAGGTTGCATTGCTGGATTAATGACATTTTGATTAACCCGTTGTAAAGCTTTTTGTGAATCAATAGTTTCATCTACAAACTTTAATCCTACGTTTGGATTTATAGTAGGAGTTTTCATTGTTTTAATAAAACTATATGGGTCTGTAACAAGGTTTGTTAAAGCATTTGCTTTTGGTGCATATTTTATTGCATTTGATGCATTTGCAGCTTTACCCATAGAAGCTATTGGTAATGTTGGAGTGAAAACATCTAATATCATAGCCCCTACAGGATTGTCATCTCTATTTACACCCGCAAGTTCAGTAAGCGTTTTTTGGCGATTATCTTTATAAAGATCAGAGTCACCACTAGCATAAGCTGATATTCTGCCTGGATTAGGCATGGCATTGCCAAAGTTATATGGTTTTCCACTTAAATAATGAAAACCTTCTATTAACGCAGATGCAGGCGCCGTAAATGCTTCTCCTGCAGCACCTAATAAATAAGAAGCTCCTTGTCCTATTGCTTTGTCAACAGCACCAACCCCTTGCATAAATAAATTATCCCCTGAGCCACCAGATCCTTTTGGTTTTTCTTTAGTAACTTTAGTTAAATCACCTACAGGTTTATATGTTGATGGCAGTGTTTGACTGTGGCCGGAACCTAATGTATTTACAGGTTGTGTTGTTTGTGGTGCATTAGAACCTGTTGCCCAGGTATAAGTTGAAGCTTGCGTTCCAGCTTGAGCTTGCAAGTATGGATTAGTTTTACCTCCACTTTGCATTTCTTGTTTTTTAATCTTTTTTTCCTGTTCAAGCATTTGTTCTGTTGGTTTTTTTCCAGAACCTTTGTTTGCTCTAATATTATCCCATAGTCCGCGTTCAGAATACGAACCATCTGCACGTTTAATCATAGTGCCATTTCTAGCATAATCTGTGTAAGGGTTTTTAGAGTTTTCCATAGCAATTTTCATCATTATGTTAGATAATCTTTTTTTTAAATCTACTTTTTCTACGTCTAATAAATCACTATATTTTTTATCGCCTAATAAAGCATTTCTAATATTGTCATTTTTAAATGATATATTTTCATCATCACTAAATATGTAATTAAAATGCTCATCATCTATTTCATCTCCATATTTCCACGGTTTAGTAAAAGTATTTTCAGGCACATTTTCTAACATGTTTTCTATTTGCCTTTTTCCTGACATTACTTCTTGTATGTCGGAATAATATGGATCGTCTGATAAAATGTTTTCTTTAATAACTTGTTCAGCGTATGGAGTTATATTATTGTCTTGTTTGTACAATGGTAATGTCCCATTATCTACTTCAACGTAATTACTAAATCTATAAGGGTTTGCATATCCAGGTTGTGCTATTTGTGTAGCATGTTCTATTTCATGAACTAATAGATTTTTTAAATTGTCTTTATTTTCTGGATTATACATTACAGGATTGATTCCTATTTTGTTTGGCCCTATTGAAGCTATATCTTTTGTTAAATAGCCATTACTATTATATTGAGGTTCATAATATTTAATGCCTCTTAATACGTGCGCTCCATATGCGTCTTTGTCTAAATCATTTACAATAGCTACTTCATCTCTAAGATTACTATTTGGTTCTATAAACTTTACAGAAGAAAATCCAGTTTTTCTTTGATCTAGTATTTTTTCGGCACCAGTTTTTGAATCATATTTTACATTATTATTTAAAGCATTAGATTGTTTAACTTCATTTTTTAATCTTTTATAATATTCGGGATTATCTAATAATGATGCAAACCAATCTGTTGCGCCTGATACAGATTTATTAAACACTTCTGTATTATCACCATCTGCCATTGGTGTTTCATATACCATCTTTCCGGGAAACTTATACTCTTGATTAGGGTACATCATTTGTCCATATCCAGTTTCATCTTGTCCATACACAGGATAGTTTACTCCTTGCATTGTTATACTACCGTCTGGAGTAGGGACAATAGTATCTTGTCTAGGATAATCCCACTGTCCTCTTTTGCTAACAATAGCTTTTTTGTTAAGATATGGATTCATGATATTTATTTTAAGTATGGATTAGTTTTGCCACCTTGTCTTTTTTGTTCTGGACCTTGACCACTTTGTAAATCATTAGATTGTCTTGGACCTGAAGTACCTCCGTCTAATGTAGACCCAAGTACAGTTGTAGTCGCTGCACCTCCTACTAATGTTTGAACTAATGATGGAAAATTATTCATATACCACAAAAGTTTTTTTCTTTTTTCTGGAGAATTTTCTATAAAACTAGATATTCTATCTTTTCCTTCAGGTTTTAATTTTTCGTTTTTAATAAAATCATCTAACATTTCATCTGTAACTTCGTCCCATCTATGATTTGTATATCCTTTATCTACTATGTTTTGTCTCATTTCTCTTAAATGAGGAAATGGTTCACTAAAATAACTTGCATAATCTTGATTTTTAATAGCTCTAGGTGTTACATCATTCATTTCTCCTGCAAATACATTATCGGTTAAATCATCATCAAATATTGATCTATATTTAGGAAGAAGTTTTTCCCATAGATGTTTTTCTAAAGTCATGTTTTTAGATTGAGCTTCTAAAATCATTTGTTCTTTAAAAGCAGGATCGTTATTTAATTTTTTAGTTATCATTTCTTGCCACTCTGCTCTTCTTAAATCGTCTGACAATGCATGACCTATTTCGTGATCATAAATAATCATATCGCCTAAACCATCCGTAGTATAAGTATCAATTGTTTGTTCTAAATCAATATTTACACCTTGATCTGTTCCTAATTTATATTTTGATCCTGTATTGTCAAATGTAAGTTCTGGTTTATTTATATCTTCTGGTGTTAATCCAATAAACTTTAATCTTCTTCTGCCTTCTGGTGTATTTACAAGTTCATCATAAAACTGATTATGAGCATTTTCAACATTTGTTTTTCTACTATGTGTCATAGCTTCTTTAATAGCTATTAACTTGTCTCTATCTATAATTCTTTTTTTACCACCTTTTAGAATATCATATGCATTTTCCATGCTATTCATTTCTATGTATTCATTTAAATTTCCAACTATTGGCAATTTTGGCATTTTAGTTAATGCTTTAAAACCTTTTCCTGTTAAAATATCTAAAGGTACATCTATACCCATTTGTATTAAAGGATTATCAGATACCAATGCACCAGGAGTCATTTGGTCGTTCTTTGGTAACCATTTTTTATCTTCAGATGTTAGTTGGTTTTCTAATCCCATATCTTTCATTGACCTTGTTAAATTAGGTAATGCAGAATAATAATCATTTCTGCCTGATAATAATTCACCTGCCATAGCTAATGGAGTATTCATTACTTCTCCTGCATAAGTTAATGCAGTACCTACTCCTTGAGCTGTTCCTTTTGCAAAATCACCAGTACCTTTTCTTACTGCAAAAGCAACTGGATCTTTTTCGCGCTCTCTTTGTTGCTTTAACCATGCCGGAGCTTCTGCTGTAACTTCTGCTTGTTGATTGCTATACATTACTGGCATTCCATCATAATCTACAGACATTAAGTTACCTGAATCATATGCATCTTTATATTCTTGACTTCCTTTGCCTATTTGTTTACCATTTATAGTTACATTTGATTTATAATTTGGTGATTTATCTTGGCCGGTATATATAGGTTTTTTTTTTGAATCTGTCCCATATTGAGCTTTTAAATACGGATTTTGCACCATACCACCTATTCGATGTTTGGTTACATTGTAATGGCCTATTCCATCTTGTTTTACTCTATTTATATATATAGTTCCTGTAGGTGTATCGTGCCAATTTCTTACAGAATTAGGATTTACTGTCTTTGCTTTAAAATAAGTTGATAAATTTTTTGGTTTACTTAAGTTCATGTGAATAAATAGTTTATCCATATCTACGTCTTGTGGTATTTTGGCCATTTGCATTAATCTACGCTTTGCTTCTGTTTGATTTGGAGCTTCAAGTATTGCTTTATACATTTCTGGAGTCAATGTGACAGAACCCATGAATTTATCTTTATCAGGAGTAAAATTTCTAATAAGTTTATTTCCATTTTCATCCATTACAATATTATGCCCATAACCTTGTTTTTTAACAATATCATCTATAAATCTACCTTCTCTTTCTAAATAACTACTACCATCATTTAATTCATTTAAATTGTCGTAATATTTAGTTGCTGAAACGCCAACGTCTTCTTGCCAATTTTTTTCTTTACTTAAATCTTTATAAAAGAAATATAAAGATGGAATATCATTAGCTTTTTTACTAGCTTCATAAGCTTCATTAGTACTATAACGACTCGCCAAATGACCCATAATAGTTGGACTATCATCTACAGTTCCAAGACCAGTTGACATCCATGCATTATTACCAAAATGATTATAACCCATTCCTACTTCTGAAGCATTGCTAAATATAAAAGGTTGTTCACCTAATGATTTTCCAACATAATCTTTTAAATAATCGTCTTCAGGATTAAATATTGGTTGAAATGGTGGCACACTAGGAACTGTTGAGTTTATTCCAGTAGGTACAGTATTTTTTGGTTGACTCATATAAGGATTGTTAGAACCAGAACTCCAGTTATAATTTAACCCTTGCGCATCTCTTTCTTTTTGTATTTCTCTTTGCTCTCTAGTGTTATCAGTCATTTGACCAGTAATAACTAAATCTTCAGTAGTCATTGTAGGCATTCCTCCTTCATCAACTCTCATAAGATTTCCAGAATTGTATAGTCTTCTGTATTCATCACTATCAATATCCATTTTTTTTCCTTCGACTATTGCTTTTGTTCCATACTGTGCTTTTAAATATGGGTTCACTTGCGTTCCACTTCTAGCATAACCAGTATAGTCTGGCTTCATATTTTCTCTTGCGTCGTCAAGTTGCTGCATGGTATCAACGGCAAGTTTTTTGTTTTCGTAACTGTCTTTTTGTTTATTATATTTTACAATGTTTTTAACCAAATCTATACCAAGTCCAGCTACTGCAGAAAGTCCTCCAGTTGCTCCCATAAGAGCAGGATTCAATCCTATTTGCGTTACTGTGCTATCTCCAGCTATAGTGCTAAAAGCATTTGGTTTTGACATTCCTACACGTTGGTCATATTTAGAGGCATTAGCTCCAATAAGACTAGTAGCTACACCTAATCCAGCACCTATGCCTGCAGATGTTGCTTGCCCTGCTTCACTACCAAAAAAATCTTTACTTTGCTTAAATAAACTAGGTCCTTTTTCTATAACATTTGTAATTTTATCTGCAGCTGGCACTCCTTTTACAGATGGTTTGTTAAACATATTTGAAAACCAGTTTCCGCCTTCTGCTTGTTCTGCTGTTGAAGTTGGTATTATTTCTGTTGCTCCAGTTGTTTGAGGTACTGTTACTTGTGTTTGAGTTGTTGCAGCAGAAGCAGTAGGTTTATTACTTAATTTATTTAAAAAGCTAGCAGCATTTTGCGATCGCATTAAATTAACTTGTGCAACATATGGATTTACTATATCATTTTTACGATTAGTCGTTAAATCATAAGCATTAAAAACTGTATTTGTTGCTGTGTTTAATGGATGACCACTTGCTGTTGATGCATTATATGGGAAAAAAGATTTTCCTTTTTGCACTCCAAGTTCATTTCCTTTTTGTACGTATGGCATATTACCTAACATAGGAGAATCATCTCCTTGAGCCTGCATTACTTTTTGCTCATTAGTCATTTGGCCAGCCATAGGTGGTTGTATTGCACCTTGCTGAATAGATTGCGGTTGTTGTGTAAATGTTTGCTGTGCAGATATAAATGGATTATTACCAAACTGCTGTAGCATGCCAAATTGTTGGTTGTACTCTTCTTGTGATGCAGGAACAAACTGTCCACTGTTATCAAAATATCCTGTTTGGCCGTTGAGTGTTGTAAATGGAGGCATGTTTTAAGTAAATGATATGTTATAAAATGTCATTAGTTCTCTTACCCATAGTTCTTTGTCGCCATCGTATTCTAGTTCTACAATCATATAGCGACCTCTCATAGGTGTTTTATCAAATCCAAAGTCATCGTAAATATTTAGTTCTGGTTCTTTAACATTGTCAGCTCTACGCACCGGTAATCTCCATTCGTTTTCTCTGTATGTTGGCGCGTACCAAAACTCGTTTGTTGGTTGGAAAGGTCTTTGCTCTGCTACCTGATGTTGCGTTTCAAACTTTATTGCACTAAAAACTCTGTTGTTACTGCTAATGATAATATTGTCATAGTGTTTAGTAATCTCTGCTCCCTCGGCAACTGATACTTTTATTTTCCAAACATCTTGCTGTTCGTAAAAATTATCATACTTTGTATTTACATCATGAAGCCAAGCTTTATTGTCAACAAAACTATAAAGATCTTCTTCTACTTGAGCATACATGTTTGGTTTGTAACCATGCGTACCTAAGAAAGTGTCCATCTCTTCTGAGAATACTATAGTATTTGTTTCTTCTCCAAGTTTTAATGTCCAAACAATATCTTTGTATTTGCGATTGTACACTCCATGAATACCTAATCCACATGTGTGTTCATTTGGTAATATTTCAAGCGCATCGCTATAGCCGGTACTTCCTAGTGCTACTATTCTTCTAAACCAAGACTGAACTCCTTTTTTAATATCAAGTTGTTCTACTTGTCCACCAACAATACGCATGATTGATCGTTTGTTCCAGTCAATGCAGTATATTGCTTGTGGTGTTTTTATTACGCCAAATCTATGTTGTGTGCCATATCCTTTTTGTATTACTTGCCTAAACTCAGTAAGGCCTGTTGACTGGCCAAGAATAGCAGTGCTGCCGGCAGTACCTTCTTGCGTTACACGTTCATTGATTGGATGCAAGTTAATGCCTCTATTTTGGAAAGAATACAAGTAGTCAAACATGTAAACTATTGCTTGTATTTCTCCTGCCTCATAGTCAAAGTCTTTTGCATCGGCGGGAATAAACTGCCTATATCCATCGCGAAGGGCACCAAAAATATGTTTAAGACTAGGTCTTATTCTTGTTGGAAATCTATTGTCGCTTAATGGTTGATATAAATCAATACCTACGCTTTGTCTAGGTCCAAGATATTCCGACATTCCTTTGTTGTAAAAGAAACTTTCTGGACTGTCATATATCCAGGCAAAGTCAATACCCGGGTTAAGAGGATTAGTCTTTGGATAGAAATAGTTTCTACCTAGTTCGTATCTGTAACTTGGATTATATTTGTTTTCAGTCACAACAGAAACCCAGTGACCATATCCATTTTGAAATGCATCTAATGCTTGAGCTGCATTTGTATTTTCTACTGTAGCAACTCCAACCCCTTCGACATTTGCTATAACATCATAAAAAAACTGACTAATGTTTTCGTTACTTGCATTTTGTAGTTTTATGTATGTTCTTGAGACAATACAATCGCCCCTATAGTATGTATGTTGTGGTACATTTAAAAAATCAGTTATATTTTGAAATAATCCTATAGGACTAAATACAGTATTTTTAAAATCATAAAAATCTGTATAGTTTAATGTGTTTGGATTTGCTATATAAGTGTTAACTATTGATCTATTCCAATCATCTACAAAATGATCATACCTCTGTGTCAGTGCTTGATATGGTGCATCGTAAACAGGAGCATTAGTTATAGCTACATAGTCAGGAGTTGCTATAGGTAAACTTATTTCATAATCTTTTACATTAGGATATGTATCATGACCTACTTCAAAATAATACAATCCATCTTGACTAGCTATTTTTCCTTCATCAAAACGAGATACAAATCTTGTATTAGGAACTGCAGTCCATCCAGTTATATTTAAACAGTTAGCATTAAATCCTTCTGGTGCTACAATGTTTAAACCATTTTGATTGTAACCTACAAAAGTTTGCACAACACCTCTATTTGGAATACTTGCATCATAATATAATGGCTCAAAAGGAAACCAAAAACTTGAAAAAGGACCCGGATCTGTTGCATTTTGTTTCCAGTTTCCTATAGCTGAAGTATTATTAATAGGAAATGGATTTAATGAAGTTGATTCTCTATTCCAATCATCTTGATAAGATGTTGTAGCTAAAAGTTCTACATATGAATTATCGGGAACAACTTCTCTACCAATATAATAATCCGTTGAAAATATTGATAGACTATTTGGATCTACAAAATCATTTCGATCTAAAAAATTATATGGCCTAACATAATGAAACCAAGAATTTACATTATCTGGTGTAAAACTAGTCCATTGTCTATAATACATATAAGTCGCTGGCTCAAACAAAGGTATTAACCTATCTGTTTTCCAATCTTCTTTTGAGCTAAATTTTAAATTTATATCTTTATAAACTGTATCATTATCAAATCTATATCGTTTGAAATTTGGTATTAGGCCAAACCTACTAATAAGTGGATTTACTTTTCCATTGTAACAACGAAGACTTAATCCTTGAAACAATAGATTTGGCTTACGTTCTGCTCTTGACACATAAACACCAATAAGATTTTCTTGCAACCATTGTGATGTGCTATATATAGTTGCCGCACCAGATGTGTTTACATTGATTCCTTTTATAAATGTATCTGTGCCATCGTATGCCGGCGCATCAAAGTATCTTCTAAATCTAAATATACCATCTTGATTGCTATTAACCATAAGATTAGTATAGTTATCATAGCCTGTCATTGGATATGGTAAGCCTGTAAAACCACCTTTAAATACTGGTATACAAGCAAAGCAATATGTTTCTCCAGAAAAATATCCTACATTTTCTTCTGTGTCATTTCCATTTGTAGAATATGGATTGTTATTTTGATCTGTGCGTATTTCATCGGCCGGGCCATTATTTGTATAATTTTCAGATAACGTAAGAGCACACATAAACCTACGCAAATCTGGATGGTCCAGAACAGGGCCTCTAGTGTTTGCTAAATAAAAAGTATTAAATGCTTGTGCTATATCTTTGCAATAAAGAGCGTCACTTGGTTTATAAACAACTAACTCATCTATAGTCAATGCTACTAGTGGCTCGTTCCCTGTTATTGTTGCTCCTGCAGATGTAGAACCATTTATACTAAATCTTTTGTCAATAAGAAAACATTCAAATATATCTTGGCCAAAATAACGAATGTAACCTATTTCAAAAAAAGATATGTTTGGATCTAAGTTTTGTATGAGTAAGTTTACAGATTTATTAGAAAAGTCGTCTGATTCTCCACTAAATGTCACAACTGCAGCACCGGCATTATTACTTACAAATAACGGGATTGGACCTGATTGTCCAAGAAAAGATGTTGATAAAAAATTAAGGTCTGTGTATCTTACAAAGAAAAAATAGTTGCCAACTTTAAGACTTCCAGATCCATATGTTTGAAAATCTACAGTAGGGTGATTAGCATTTTCATTTATACCATTGATATAACCAGATTGTATCATGCCGGCAGTAACATATCGATTGTTTGGTCTGCCAGTTTTTAATACAAATCCATTGTTTATTACACGCCATGGAAGATTATCATCTGTCCAGTAAAGATTAACAGAACCATCAAAATCTAAACGCGCTTCTATTCTTAATGGCCTATCGCATCTAAAACCTAGCAATTGTGTTCTAAAATCACCAAGATCACTAATGGTAGATACTAAACATTCATCGTTAATATCTGGTATGTATATTTGCGGAGTATAGTTTCTAAGAGGTCTATAATCTCTTGTTATCTCATTTGTTATTGGATCTGGCGATGGATATGAACCTATTTCACTTGTATTTATGTCAGGATTTACTGAAAAGATAAAAAGGAATCCATCGAACTCAACGGATCCCACAGGTATGTAATTTTCTTTTAGTTGAAATGTTTCTTCATTACCTTTAATGTTTGCGGCCCACAAAGTACCTTCTTCTCTTCTAGAAAGTCTTATATTATGACCATCAAGATACATATCTTGTGCTCTATCGGTAAGGCTTACATCAGAATTTAGGCCCTTATAAAATCTGTTTACAGTGGGCTGTGCCATTTTATCTTAAGTTAAAAAACTGAGCATTACGCAGCATCCATGCTGTGCTTTCCATATCATCAATACTAAGTTGTCTTGTGTCGCCTATTGCTACTTGAAAATGATTAGCAGCTTCCTCTTCAAATAATCCGTACACATCAGGTCGCATCTTTCCTCTAACAAGTTCATCGCGCGCAAGTATTCTTATTACCTCATAAGAACAATAATCTAACTGGCTTGGCGATATCTGTATCTCTTGGCAACTCTGTCCATTTTCATCAGTTACCTCTACTGTTGGTACGGCATAGTAATCGATATAAATAGTTCCTTCTCTTAACCAGGATGGTTTAATGTGTGTGTTTGTTTTATCGTAGCGGCCGAAAGATTTTAATCTTGTTGATTCCATTGCATCACCAGTTCTAGCGCCATGACTATTATCTCCGTACGCGCGCAACAATCTAAGCAGGTCGCATGGAAGTTCGCCAATGCCATTTGTTACTTGAACAGGCACAGCAGCTTTTGTTATCATTGATATTGCAGCTCTGGAATCTATTGCACACTTATAAACCAATCTCTTAATTCTTGGGAGATTTGACGACACGTCGATAAAGTCCGCTAAGTCTGTTATGCGCTGCAATACGTTCCTGTATGTCAATACTTTCATATTCTCTTTTTTTAAGAATGTACGCGTTCTTTAGCTTTCTTTTTAGTTCGTTTTCTAATATCACTAATGGATAATAATCTGAAATGCGTTCTATTGTTCCCGGAACTATTGAAAGAATAAGATTCTCAAAGTTAGTAAAAATACCTTTATCTTTAAACACTCCTATTTTAAAATATCCTTCAAGTGTACGATTATTTGTTTTAGTTGCTGCAAATGTAATCTTGTTGCCAGTTTCTATCATGTCATCAATAAGCAACTTTATCAACAAATCGGCCAAATACATTACAAACTTTTTCTTCTTTCTTTCAAACATTCCCTTTGGCTGTGTGTCTGTATCTGGCAGCCATTTCCGCTTCATGAACCTACCTAACTTTCCAATGCGCACTGCTCGATGTAGATTTCTTTTTTGGTCGTAATCCCAGTTATTTTCGTCAAAGAATATCCTATAGTTTATGTTATCAAAGTTGTCAATCTTTCTGTTTAACCTATATCTTTTTCTTCTTATGTTATAGTTCGTTCCGTGATTTCTATAAGCTCTTTTCCTTGTTGTTAACTTCCTTTTTGAGATTCCCAAGGGTCTGTATACCACAGTCCACCCTCTCTCGGTATTGATCTTTTCCATGGCGGTGTAAATAAATCTACATCCTTTCCTGATGTTTCGTCTTCGTAAGCACTTTTTACAGGTGGATATTTTAAAGAATCGGTTTCGACAAAGTATTTTGATGTTACTACTAGCATCAGATTAGAACCTTTTGGAGTTGGCCATAAGTATTCTCCTTCTTTGCAGGTAGCAAATGCATTAATATTGTAATGTCTTAAAACTTCTTTTGGTACTCCACCGCATCCGCAGCCAACCTCTATGTCTTCGTATGAATCAAACTTAAACTGCATACCTTGATAAATGATATACCTTTTACCAAAAGGATCTGTAGTAACATAGTTTTTTTGTGCTTCAACGTACAAGTCATTGTACTTTAAGTTTTTTTGTATTCCTGGCATTAGTTGTCGCTATTTGTATTGTTCATTTTATCGATTCTTCTTTGTATTAAGAATGTCGATAAATCTACTTTGATTTGTTGTTCTATTTCATCTATGTGATCGGCCGGCACAAACACATCATCTTCAGGACAACCACAAGCAAATGGATCTGCAAATATTCCTTTTACCATAAGTATCTTTGTGTCTACTGTTGGTAAATCATATACATCAGCTTTTTGTCCAGTAAGAACAAAGTACGGATTTTTTCTATTACAACCAAACTGAGCATAACTTACAAACTCTGTACTTGATTCATCGCGCCATTCAAAAGGATGCTTGCCATCTACAGTGCCAAGATACTTTAATGCTCTTCTACCTAATTGAGCAAGAAGCTCTGGTATCTTTCCTCTGATTACAGTTACTGGCGCACCCGGACATACAGGTTCACAATTTACCTCAAAGCAACACTGATTGTAGTATTGACCCGCAATAGAACCAAGATTTTGACGAAGATACTTAGATAAAATATTTGCCCTTGCAACAAGCACTTTATCGCGTACTATCTTTCTGTTTAATCTTGTATCGTCATAAACAGCTATCAAGTCATTCATCAATCTTGATGTTACTGCTTCAAGGCTTTGAAAACTCATGTTCGTAGTTTATGGGTTAATACAGTTATTGCTGATGATATTGGAATGCCTAGAATCCAAATATATAATGGGTACTGGTTATACATAATCCAGTAAATCAATGTTCCATAAAAAGAAGACATACATACCATACATGTCAGCAATGGCTTGTGCCAAAGATTGCGGTAAAGATGTAATAGTTCAAGCTTTTGCAATGCCGGGTTAATCCACTCTGAAGATTGGTATTGTCGTCTTCTATTTTCCTTGTAACCAGATATTTCTATCTTTCTGTTGTCTAGTTTTTTTGACCTAGATATATTTTCCATCCACGCTTTAATCGGGTATAGAATGCCGCCACTGTTTGCAGCGGCACTCAAACCCTGTGTAAAAAGCGAAACTAAGACAGAAAAGAACAAGGTCTCGCTCAGTATCATCATTACTCGCCTACGTAGTTAACTGGATCAGATACAATGCTAATAACAGCAGTTGAACCAAAGTTATCAAGAGGCACACCAAATGAAATGTCAGGAGCAGAATATGCTGCAGCTGTTCCTACACCAAATAATGTATCAATTTCAGAAGCTAAATCAGCTCCACTATTAGCTGTTACACTAAATGACAATGCACCAATAGTTACATTGATAAGTGTTCCATTTATAGGGTCAATATTATCAACAATTGATGAAATATCAATCCCGGTTAATGGACCTTGTACGCCAGATTGGAAACCTGGAAGATTATCAAGATCACAAGCATTAGGGAACAAGTTATTCAATGCTGCAATGAAATCAGCAAAACCAGGAGCAGAACTATCTACATAAAGCAACAAATCAAATGGAGTTGCGCCGGTATGTAAGTGACCGCTATTCTGATTGTCGAAGAAACTACTGCAAGCATCAATACAACCTTTCAGTGTAATAACGCAAACAGTCTGGCACCACATCCATTGGTCACGAGGAGCTTCTCCAAATACGTGACCGATTTCTTGTGGAAACTGCTGGAGTAGTTTTTCACGGCTCAATACAGCTTCTACTGCTTCTTGCGTTTCAGTGAATACTGGAATCTCTGCAGTTGCAAGATTGTTGTTTGGCAACTGATAAATACCAATCAAACTATAAGCAATAAGTCCAGAGCAAGGAAACGTAAGTGTAAGTGTATCAGTGTTTCTTGTTACGCTTACCAAAAACTGATCGTGTTGATCGTTTTGATTAATCAAGTCATTAATGTAACTTTCAAACCATGTAGCAAGGTCTACACCTGTTACAACGCCAGAAAGATTACCTTGATAAACATACTGCTTACGCTGGTTGTATTCAAAATATGTTTGATTGTCAAAATCAGGATTTCTGTTAAGCAACAGAGTAAATCCTACTGATTTGCCGCAAGCATTGCAATCACCAAAGTCAACATCTTCGAACTCAATAGTCCAGATGTTTTCCTCACATGGTGATGCGCAAACCTTTTGGCAACGTGTTACAGATGTAGATAGTATTGAGATTTGGTCAACAATACGCACTTCATTTGCAAAATCAGGCCCCTGTAGTGCTTCAACATCCACTAGTGTACCTGCGTTTGGATTCGGGATCCAAAGTTTTTGAGCATTACTTTGCATGTTATTTAATTATTTACCGCTACGTTGGTACGTTAGGCGGGGGTGTTTGTAAAAAATTTCTTTCAGTTATCGGAAGCATTGACTGTACTCTTGGGTCTTTAATGGTTTCAAGATAAGAGATTACACAATGTTTTACAATCTCGAGCGTTTGAGGCCATGCAAACTCTGAGTCTACATTGTTTTGATTTGTTACATCAAAGCTTATACGCTGTGGCAATCGTAAATATGCAATCTTTACATCTTGAACTATGCTATCTCCACATCTAAATGTAAGTCTGTTTCCTCTTTGATCGTAATAAAGATTAGGCCATTCGGCAGACGGTTTCTTGTAGTAGTCATCTTCAATGGTAAATCTAAAATCATCTTTCAAGTGAGTAGCAGAAATATACCCGGACATAGTGTTATCAACTTCGCAAGGTTCGTTTTTATACTTTACCTTGACAGATACAGCCAGTAAGTGAAGATAGTTGGCAGGAAGTTGTACGTATTCCTGGCCAGCAACAGCAGGACCAAGGTTTACCAATGGAGCAGGAAATCCCGCAATGCCATCCGTTACAACTTTTATGACAGACAGGTCGTCTATCTGTTTTTGATGCTGTTCGTGGGCCCAATACCTATTTTTGACATACTCGAGCGTAGCTATCCAAATGTGATAGTTAAACTCATCGGGTGTCATACTAGTGGTATTGTAATGCTTTAGTTCAGCAAGTACCGCTTTATATACTTCAACTACTGGGACCATTATTGATTATCAATGTAGTTAGTCAGATATTCCTTTGCTTCCTTAAGGTTTGAACTTTCTGTGAAATCATGAACAATATTTTCACTATCCATGTAATCAATCAACTGCTTTACATTCATAAACTTTAGATTTGCCGGAACTTGCTTTTTTGCTACAACTGCAACATTAGGCTGCTCTCCTTTTTCATAAAGTCCATGTTTGGAAAGAAACGATACAGATGCAGCGTCACGAATGAATCTTTCTTTTTCGATTCTATTCTCGCCAACAACAATACCTTCAAGTTCTCTGTAAGCTTTCATCAAGTCAAAATGCGTATCGATTTTAACCATCAGTTCGCTTAAGCTATCAGCAAGATGTGTTTTCTGTCCATAAACCGTTGGGTTCTTAAAGTACGGACCGTCAATACTATTCGCTTCAATGTGACCTGAATGTATCAATGCTTTAGCACAAATATAGTTTTCTTTCTTTTCAGTATCATAAGCACGCAACACCTCGTAAGGCATAGAGAATGCAACCTCATCAAAGATTTCTTCGGCAATGTCCTCATTTACATAAGGATCGGCAGGGTAGTCACCATCAAGAATAAGTATTCTTACACAGTCACGTTTCTGTTTTTTGCTAAGTTTGTCAATGAGTGCAGCAGCACCTTTTCTCTTTTTGATTTCTTTCTCTTTCTCCTGCTTCTCTTCTTCTTTAGAAAAGAAATAAAAGAATGCTCCATGGTCCATAGCTTCTTGCTTGTCTTTACCGATTGTAGATACAACCTCAAAAAGAACACGCACATAAGCTACATCGCGCGGATTAGAAAGATTAAAAAGTTGCCCTTCGTTTAATGAAAGAATTGTATCAGGGTGGTAAGGCTTTCCTGTTAGTGGATTGTTTGGCTCATTCAAATAAAAGAATGGAACACCACACTCCTCGTTGATGATTCTCTTTTCTTCCGATGTAAGACCATTTGCCCAATAGCCAGCAATCAAACCAGAACTGTCAAAAACTGGTGATGTGTTGCCTGTTGCTATGTCATCTATTTCAGGTCTTTTCTCTTCACGAAAAGTAATACCATCTTCGCTAACATTTTGTAGTTTGTACCTTTGTACCGCTCTGACTTCAAGAAAACCAGTTCCAAGTAGTCCTGCCTTTCTCAAAAGTTCTTCGTGTTGTTTTGGATAAAAAATTGCATTGTTCATAATCTGTTTCACTTTTAAGTTAATAAATACTATCGACGACCGCGAGCAAGTTTAAGCTCTGCCATACAGTTAGGGTTGTGCAAAGCAATACCCTGCATTGTAAGCATGTGCTCGCCTTGTACGTCAGCTGTAGTTGTTAATGCACCACCGGGGCCAGGATCTGACATACCATGTACTTTACCTACTACGTTTTGACGGCCTTGTAGAGTAACCATAGTCATTGCATCTTGACCACCACGCATTTTAGCAAGGTTAATCAAAATACCGCGATGTGATTGCTCACGATTACCTTCGCTTGTGCGTACGCTTGGCATACCTTTTCTGTCAAAATATGGACAGTCTGATACGATGATTTTACCTGCAGGAGTTTCGTAGTAACGGAAGTTAGAACGAATACCCATAGTGTCATTACCAGTACCACCAGCTTGGTAGTTTCCTTTGCCATCAAAATAAAGAACCTCAGGAGAACCTTTGAACTCATTACGAATCAAACGGTCAATATCAGTTCTTAGTTCAAGACCGGCACAAAGGAAAATCTCAGGCTTAACACCAGTTTCGATTGAGTCATTGTACATGCCTTTGATAAGGTCATCAAGGATAGAGAAGTCATTCATCTTAACATACTCGCGCTTCAAGCGGCGATTTGCCTGATGATAGATACCCATACCAGAATAGTAGCGGTAGCCACGCTCATCTTTTTGGAAGCGACCTTCATTGTCGGTGTATGACATACCCCAGAACAACTGATTGTCCATATGCTCATAAGCATTCTTCCACATTTGGTATCTCCAAGTTTCTGTCCAGTAGTTTTCGATTTCTCCTTTGTCGTTTGTGTAAACGATACCCATTGGAGATTTGTCGGTTTTAACGTGAGCAGCATGACCTGTGATGTTCCATTCCCAACGCATAGTTGTCATCCAACCACGATGCCATTCACCAAAAGATACACGGCTTTTGCTACCATGCTCAGATGCTTCAGGCTTCATGTTGTACAATGGAGGAGAAACCTCTTGACCTACTTCAAGTAAGTATGCAGGAATAGCTTGGCCCCATTCTCCTTCTTTAGTAAGAAGTCTTGCGCGAATGCGAAGTGTTCCATCGGCTTGTGCTTCTGGTTGTTTGGTAATGATGATCTGTGTAGTACCATCGGCAAGCAACAATACATCATCTTTGTCACCAAGTTGTTTGTTTACATTAAAGTAAAACTCACGATGAAAACGACCAACAAAACCATTGTCAAACTCAGGAGCAGTAGTAATACGATACACCCATCCTGAAGGTGCAGGAGAACACCAAGCGTATTCAAGATTGTTAAGCATCTTGAAGTTCTTTGCCCAAGCTGATTTTTGCTGACCAAAGTTCTGTTGCTTGAATCTTTCTACAGTTGGATCGTAGTTACTCTTCATGTAATAAAGAAGCTCGGTAATCATACCGGTTCTTTCAGAAAAGTGCTTGAATAGTCCCTGAATAACGTCAGGGCGAACTGCTGCGATATTGCGGAGGTTATTGTAGTCCGTCATTTTGAAGTTAGTCAAATCACGTGGATTACCTACAACAACTCGTCCGGCTACGCCAAACTTTTCGAGTCCCATTTTTTTTAGCGTTTAAACTTTTTAAGATAATTCGGGTCGGATGTATCTACATACTTTCCAGGTCCGCCCGTTGATTGTTGTTTAGAGTTTTTGCTCAATACTGGTGTTACACTTAACTTTTTGAATGCAGCGTTGCGCTCCATATTTTTCAAGTCTGTGAAATAACCTTTATCGTGCATGTGCAACAACCTCATAGTAGTGGCCAAATATTCAGCGTCGTTTTGCAATCGGTGTAGCAGGGGCACCACCTGTTGACCTTGATAATTGTGTATTTCAAGATTCTGTTTCATGTAATTGATAAAATCATCTTTCTCGGACTGGCCTGAGAAGTCAATGACAAGATTATCACTTTTTGAAAGCCTATCTTTAAATAAACTTGTAAGCTCTTCGACTTCGGTGTTATACCTCTGAAGTTCGGATGTATATTTCTGTTGTTGTTGCTGAATTAAGTTGTCAGGAAGTCTATCTATTTCCTGCATGTAAGACTGTTGAATCTGCTGTCCTCTCTGTTTGATAGCATCGGGATTCATACCTTGTATTCTACGCTCTACTTCATTTACAAGATATCTCATACTTGCATCATCAGGATTACCATACTGATCTACGTTAATAGAACCTAGTTGCGATTCTGACTTAAGCAAATGGTCATACATTGATGCTTTATACAACTGTACTGGATCTTGATTGGCAATACCTTGCAAATAGTTTTTATGCTGCATGTACTCGTCAAGACTTATACCTTGCTCAGATAGTTCTGCTATGCGCGGGTCTACTCCACCAAGTTTCTTTTGGATATAATAGTCACCAACTAGTTTATCCATTGTTTCGGCATCAAAGTTATCTACATCAATGCTTTGATTTCTTACATCTATGTTTCTTTCTACGGCCCATTGCAAATAAGAATCTAATACTGGGTTTCCAGTAGTGTCGTTTGAGTCGTTGTCGTTATTGTTGTTTTGATAATCATCATCCTCATTATCTATTGGATTATCAAACTCATCAAAGTTTTCTTGAACATCATCTTGTTCCTGTAATCCTTCATCACCAAAGAAGTCATCCTGAAAATCCATATCAGGAGCTTTAAACTGAGTGGCAAAATCTGCACCCGATGTGTCTACAAAGTTGTTTTCGTTTTCCATGTTCTTAGTCTTTTACACGTTCTTTTTTAGCGGACGATTTCATTTCTAATGCTGTCTTCGCTCTATTTATCAGCATCTGTGCTCGTTGGTTCGTCGCATTAACCTCGAGTTCTGTATATGCAAAGTTAAGATAAGCTAACTCAACTTGTTTCTCGTTTTCTACTTTTTCTTGTTCTATTTCTAATTTTTGTTGTTCGGTTTGTTGTTGTACTTGTATTTGAGTTTGTGCATTTTGTATTTTCATTTGCTCTTTTTGTAGTTCTATTTGTCCTTTAAGTTGTAGTAGTTGTCCTTCAACTTGACTTGACATTTGCGCTACTTGTTGTTGCATCTGCATCTTCATCTGCTCAACTTCCATTTGTGCTTGCTTTTGCTGCTCTACAGAATCACTTTGCATTTTCTGACTAGTTTCTAATACGCGTTGTTCGGCATCTTTTAATAGTTTGCGCATTTCAAACATAGTATCAGTATCTAGTAAATCAAGAAAATCAGAAGCACCTATCTGTCCTTGCTGAAACTTCATTTGTGCCATTTGTTTTGCCGTACGCATTATCTCTCGTTCTTTGCTACCAGAGTTTACTATAGATCTAAACTCTCCTTTCAACTGGTCTTTTTGTATGTTTAGTATCTCCTGTCTTTCTTTGCCTACTACATACATACCACGCTTACCTTCCGCGTATGCGTATGGAAAGATATTGCAAAGTCTAGTAAACAAAAGTTCATTAAGTTCATCAGTTTTCATAAAATAATACTCGGTAACGACATTAGATTGCGCCAATGCCATTTGCGATGTACCTACTTGATCCGATGCAAGTACCTGTCCTGTCTTTTGCCTTGTTACCCCAGTAATCTCGCCGGCTAATGTATTGAGGGATTCCTTAATAATCATTATTGACTGTATTGCCGGAGATACAGTCATGTCGTATGTAGCAAACTGATTAAAGGAAGTACGCACTGCTTTACCATTAGGTTTAACAGTTTCAATCAAACCAAGACCTTGTTTCATGTAGTACATTACCTCTTGTGGTGTCATACCGCTTGGCATTTGCGATAGGTCATAGATAATACCTTTAACACCAGATAATGCAATCAAGAGTTCTTCTTGGTAATGCAGTATGTTGTACAGTTCCTGAATGTCTTTAGTTTCCCATAATGGAGAATATGCCTTATAGAATCTGTTGTTAGCAAATCCTATGTATGGCAGCGCAATGTCTGAAAGTCTATCATGCGTGCGATACTGAAAATCATGTTTCTTAATTTTGATGTAAGTCATTGTCCCTATTCGGACACCTGACCATCTATCGACACGATATGCTTTAAGTATTTTTTGTCCTTTCTTTTCAAGACGCTTTCTTTTTGATTCTGTGGCAGTAAGATCTTTATACTCTTCCGGCGTGAGGAATTTAACGAAAGGCGGCTTCTCCGAGAAGTAGGGAGTGTCGTTTTTTTTTTCTGAA